CTAGGGGCGTACAGGAAAAATTCCCGATACGCAAATCACATAGTTTATTTCGATGTAGGGGTCGAGCACAGACACGGGCTGATTGCCACCAGCTATGCCGATAGTGCCGAGGTTTGCTGTGCCGGTGGCAGTAGTGCCGTAGGACTGTACCGCTACGTTTTCGTCGGAGCTCGGTAGGGTGCCCGTAGCCACAGCTGGGAAGTTGCCAGCAGGGTCACTGCTGGTGGCCGTAGTGCTCACATTCAACCGGTGCGAGTGAGCCGGCAGTTGGTTACTGGTCAACGTAACCGTTTCCTGCCCACGAGGATACCCATCGGCATAACCATTATTACTACTGCTACCTCTAGGCACCCGGTTGCGCAGGTCGGGCAAAGCGAAATTATTAACACCGTTACCGCCGTATGAGGTACCAATCAATGCGAAGAGGGGAGAGAACTGATTGATTGGGAGCAGACGGCCATCGCAAGGCAAGTAGTTTTGAGGTGCGAAGCTGCCCGTAAACAGCATAATCTCGCCAATGTAATCCTGCGTGCCGTTCACTTGGCGTACCCCTTGTGGGGCTGCGGTGGCCTTGCCGGCCAGTAGCCCAAGGCCCAAGACGGCTCCTAGGCGCTTGAGCCAGCCGCGGCGGTCAGCATTAGTGGCTAAGTCAGCCTCTGGGGTAACTGGGGTAAAAGCGTGTTTCATAGTAAAAGAAAAAATGATGTAGGAATCCTCCCGTAAATGTAGGAGAATCGAAGCTACACAACAGATTCCCAACAGATAATCAACTATTTTTTTGCAGTCGTCGGGAGAAATAGGCTTTTGCTAGCAGCCCTAAAGAAAAAGCCCCGTGATGAGCGGGGCTTCTCCCCTACTGGCGGGGTGTTTGGGGTTTGCGTGGGGACTTGGGGTAATATAAATAGAAAAGCCCCGCAGTGAGCGAGGCTTTCTTATTTAGGCTTTGTAATAATGAGTTGCCTATTGCTTATTCAATAGTATCTACACCATTAATTCTAAAGCCAGAATATAGCAGCCACCGACTATGCGCATGGTCGGGGTGACCTTGAAGCAACTTAATATAATTCTATGCCGAGCCAAAGCATGTTTACTGTTATTTACGGTATAGGAAACCCTCTTGCACATCTGGTTCCGTTGGAGTACGATAGTAGGGTAATACTAGAACTCCTACAGGCTGACAGTAAGATTCTACAAACCGCTTAAGTAATCTTGATTCCTCAAGTACTTGCGCATCATTAGGAAGATGATTAATAAGGGACTCTGAAGAAAGAATAATCAATTTAGCCCGAGCGCGAGATGCTAATACATTGATGCGTCTTAAACTATATAGGAATTCATCTTCATTACTAATAAGGTCAGGGTCACCGATACCAAAAGAGGCTATAATTACTGCTCGCTCCTGTCCTTGGAACCGCTCGACAGTATCCACAGCAGAACGTATTTTATCTGGCTCATCCGCAGGAAAGATCTCTTGCAGTCGAGTGACTATACGACTCATTTGTGCTCGATGAGGTGTTACTATACCAACAGCCTTTTCCCAAAAATCAGTAGCAGGGTCAAAAAGCTCTGTACCCGGTGGTGTTTCAGAGCCATCTGGTCGGAGTTCATGCAAAAGCTGACGCTTGAGCCGACCACGCAAGAGACATACTAATGCTGCAACAGCATCAGCCTCAAAATCATTTGCTTGTCCAGATGTGTCGTCAGTATGTGTGTAGGCGGTAGCAGGAAAGTTAGGGTCAAGAAGTTTGGCCCACTCAGTAGACCAAAGTAATTGTGACGGCCAGTCGATAGGTTGCGTAGTGGGTAGCTCAGTTAAATCAAGGCAAAGGTTAGGATTATAGGCCTTTAATTCGGGGTCATACCCTGCGGTACGGGTGAACTCTACCAAAGTGGCGTTAGAACGATAGTTTTCGTTCAGCGGTAAGGGCCTTACCTGAGCTACATGGCGTACATACTCGAAAACTGAGCCCACATGACGCTCTAGACTCTTCGGTGCTTCAGCAGAGTGGATAGGTGGCAACTGTAGGTCATCACCAGCTAATACATAACTTCCTTCATCAGCAGCTTTAGATACTACTAACGTAGCAGAAGCCACATCCATTTGCGATGCTTCATCTACAATGATTAAGTCAAACCAGCGTCGTTGAGTACCTAGTATTCTCGCTGCTTGGTCTAAAGCAGTCCTTCTGTGCGTACCAATGGCCAAATTATGAATTTGATGTGGGATGCCGCCCACTACAGTAAGTCCAGTAGGGTTATCAAGTTGCTGCCATAATTGTTGGGTCTCAGCAGAGGCCTGAATTGTTTCTGGAACTATGGAGGTGATGTCCTCCGAATCAGCCGGTATTTCTTTAGTCCTACCCAATAGCCGGACGTAAGAGACAGGTACATTAGGCATAAGCTGCTTAACTAATTTGGGTAAGTCCAGCAGCACGTTATCCATCGCAGTATAACCATTAGCCGTTATCAAAATACGCAAGGGTATTCCCCTCTGATGAGCATCTAGTAATGCTCCTGCAATCAATGCACGTAGAGTCTGACTTTTACCAGTACCTGGTGGTCCCCAGATTAGAGATAGACGACAGGTTAATGCTTTAGTCCAAGCATGCCACTGTGAGATATTTAGGTTACGCTGTTGCTGCTGAAGTAATCTCTCTAGTAAAGGGCGAACGGCAGTTAACGGGCGAGGAACAGATGTATCACTTAATAACCGACCACTCCAAAGAAAAAGAGCAGCAGGAGTTAAAGGGCTGTATGTATCGCGGGGAGCAGCAGTTTGAAGACCTAACGCTAATCGTACAGTAGCGTTGTCTTGTTCAAAAGCTAGTTCTGGGTAGCCAATACCGACAAGAGTTAATTCTACTTTTTTGACTAAATAGTCTTTATCAATAGGGTCAAGCATGACCTCATGAGATAAGTCTATTAAACGTGCTTGCTCTACTGTATAACGACTTTTAGCCGCGCCACGAGCATTGTCATCCACGCGGGTCAAATAAGCCGAATCATTGGGGCGTAGCGCTATAAAACCTCGTTGTCGGTCAATTGCTTCAATAGTAACGGAAGTTAAACCTGACTCGGCGATAGTAGAGATACTCTGAGGATTGCCTATAGTATGTAAATTAAAATCAGGTTTGATTAATTGTACTGGATGCAATATCAAAAAATCAGGTCGATTACGAGGTGATAATGCAAACCCAATATCACCAGGTCTTAGGTTTACATCACGCGATTCAGAACCTAATGCATATACTAACAAAGCTGGGCTAGTCAAAATGCGCCCAGCAGTATGACTTAGTTGGGCTAATGCATCAGTACGCGGTTGTCCCTCAAGACGAATAGGTAAGTAAGCCGATTTAAAGCGAGCTTCGCGCTCGTGTGGCGGCATAGCTCTTACCGCAAAGGACTCTAAGTCATTTAACGCTCCATTAAGGCGAGTAAACTCGTAAAGCAATGAGCTAAAAGGAGGAAGCCCAGCCAACGCCCGAGGAAGGCGAATGCGTTCTGGTACGGTAGGAGCAGCCAGACGGCTAGGTAATAATTCGGGTTTGAGGTCTCGCTCTAGTTTTGTCACAATAGCTCCCATTGCCATCAATTTACGCTGAGTGGCTTCTTGAATTCCAGCTAGAGTTTGTTGCAATTGCCCCCTCCTTGTCCAAAGCTCATGAATACGTTCAGCAGGAATGAGATTGCTAAATGGGTCTTGATAGAGCGTGAAAACGTTAGGAGGAGTAAACTCGGGAGTATGGTATAGTTGAGCTACACCGAATATGGTGTAGTAATGTGCTAGATTAATAGCTACTGTATTTTGAACAACACGCCCGACTAAGGTAAATGGACTGCGGACCGAAGCATCGTCAGGATTGATAAGCAATTCAGGCGGTGGGAAAAGCCAAAGCAAATCGTGGAGTTGTTGGTCTGCTAGTACAGCGGCCAAATGACGGCCAGCCACACGCTGTAAATGACGGCGTTGTGCCTCATCCCAGAGGTAGATTTGGTAAGTTGAACGACGCCGATTAGAATTAGTATTATCGGCTTGCCTGACTGTAGCTATAATACCGCGTAAAGCTCGAAGGAATTTTAAAAACTCTTCCTTCTCCCTTATAAGGTCACGAGTGTCAACTATATAAACCTCAACTTCTCCTTGTTTCTCATTCCACCGCTTTACTTGCCTATCTTCTGGCGGTTCTACGCCATAAGGCACAGGTTCTACCCAAAATGCCCGAATACCAAATGAAACAGTAATAGCGCTCGCTAAGTCGTAATCAAGAAACACATATAGATGTAGGTCTGGCCAACGTGGCATAAGCGCGTCAGAGCCAGATTCCTCTATAATTTCCGAAGTGTTTTTAATTAGTGCTTCAGCACGTTTTGGGAACCGATACTGCTGAGCACGCAGTGAAGGTGTACGCTGAAAAGCCGCATGATCCGGTTTAAACTGAGCCAGTTGGCTTATGCTTGGGGCCCCTAACTGTTGGCGATTGCCTCTGCTAAGCCCTATAACACGAGAAGCATGTCCAATACGCTTAGCTTCAGGCCAACACCAAAGAACGTTATAATCAAGAGCCTGAACACCAGATAAAGGCCAGGGGTACCCAATAAACTCGCATCCGCTACAACGTTCATCTACATGCCAAGACAGTTCTTTCCAAGGCGTTATTAGAACATTAGGTAAAGTCGTAGTGAAGAAATAGCGGAGTCTAGGGACAAAAGCATCGAACGGTGCTAGCTCCAAGTCTTCCTCTAAAGCTTGCGCAAGTGCTTGTAGAGTAATAGGTATTCCGTGACGATTTAATTTACTGGTGGCTAACATAATAGCTGAAGCCTCATAGCTTCCTGGCCACACCGCAGAGGCTGCCACAACAACAAAGCGGTCACTTAATTCCTCTTGCTCTAACCATCCAGCTAATGTAAGAGCATAGTATACTACTTCAGCAAAGTAGTGGGCCCCAGGTTCAGCAGCGAGCTTAATATCTATTATGCGCAAACGAATACGTTCGTCGTCATCGGCCAGCGTAGTTAGTGAACCATCAGGATGAACTTGCTGACTGTATTCAAACCGTTCATCGGGGGCAGCATTAATTCGCGTGGGCAGGACTTGAATTAAGTCAGCATGATTATAACTAATGTTTAATACTTCTCCATGTTCATCCGCTAAAGTTTCTAATCCCATTCCTTTACGGAAAGGGGCATTATCTGCATTATATCGCGCCTCAACAATGAAATGGTAAGGTTGAACAGCTCCCTCGTCTATTAATTCTCGTAACTCTTGAGGTATAGCTTTATTTTGAGGACCACCTTTTTTCTGCTTTATACTATCGGGTCCGAATACATCAGCTAGTTCATCTATCTTTTCCTCCTGCCATTTATAACCAGCTTGCCCTGCTAATCCTACTCCGGAGCGCGCTTTTTGCGTCTCAGGCATACCGATAGGCACACGTTCCTCATCAGTTGGATATAAACTCAAGCGTAAGCGGCGCTTACACCCGCTTCTTATAAATGCAGAGATAACCTTTTTTTGTAAAGTTGGCATTATTAACGGCCCAATAAAGGATGGGGCGTTAAATCTACACCTACTGCGCGAAATCCAAGCTCTTGAGCTGCATAAAGTGATGTATTAGAGCCAGCAAACGGGTCGAGCACCCAACCAGGCCTAACACAAGTATTACAAGAGCAAGTCTCCCAACCTAAATGTTCTTTAGGAGCAAAGGTGTATTCACGGAAATAGCCACCAAGTGCCGCTTTAGCTTCTATGGCTAGCTTTTGAATATAGGCAGAATTACGTCCTGAACCTTTCTGGAGCTTTTTACCCATACCGGCATCAGAAATACCAACTGCTCGAATAGCAGCCAAATGTTCCTTAGTCAGGCCACTTTCTTGAAACAGTTCCATTGCGCGCCTTGCTTGTGGGCGCTTGTCGTCTAATATCTCTGATGGACCGACCAACCGCGTGAAGGGCTTGCCACAGGTCTCACAAACTTGTTCTGGGCATGCTAACAGTAGAATGCGCCTTACCAACTCAACTGGAAACGGCGCTACATGTCCACTTAGTCGGCGGCTTGGAGATACATGCCACACATCTCCAATTTCAGCTTTAGGGTTGTACTTAGTCAGAGCGAACCTATCGAAATAGTAGTTCAAGTCTGATTTTCTTTTACGAGGAGCAACAAGCTGCAAAACCGTTTCGTGACGACTAGCTAACCTCTTAGAAGATGACGTTGGTACACTACTTGGTTTGCTCCATATTACGCGGTGAGCAACATGCCAGCCACGCTTGCGCATAGCTATTTCAAACAAAATGGGCACACCTACTAAAAATCCTTTATAGTGGGTATCCGCAAGATTGATGAAGATAGAACCATGACTGGCCAGCCATTGCGCCCACCCTGCTACAGTGTCCGCTAGAGTTTCGACGAACTGCTCTGGAGTTTTCTCTTGACCTAACTGGTCAGGATGCTCATAATCCCTTCTCTGCCAATAAGGTGGTGAAGTTACAATAACATCGAAGCCTTGAGCCGGAAAGTAGTGCGACAATTTATCTAAATGCCGTGCATTTCCTTCTAAAACTTCTATGCTTTGCAGATGATGATGATTATTTATCTGATTATCAAGCATTTCTATGAATTAGGAAATGCAAGATAAGTAGAAAATTTATCTGATTCCCTAGCTTGATTATGTCTTTAAACATAATCGTCGAATACTTAACAAGATAGTATCCTCATCTTTTATGGAAGGGACTACCCTAATACTACCCCATAGAACTCTCTCTTCTCAGGTTAAGTGGATGTTCTAACAGGTTTCTTTTAAGAGGGTCTTTCCAGTCGCAGCAGTTCTTTCTTGTCAAGCACCTGCTCTAATAGCGCCCGCATATCCTCTAAAGTATCTTCAACTGTGCTTACTCGTTCAGATAGGCCTTCAGTAGGGTTGTGAGCACTAGATGTGATACGCCATTCAAAACGCCATACTTCTAATACATCGTCAAGGTCAAGCTGATAGTAAGGATGCTGCCGATTGTCTGACTTGCAACGCACATAGCCTTCGCCCATACGGAAGGTGAGTCGCTTTAGCTGTAGGCCTCGACTCTCACTTACAATCACGGCTACTTGGTCCTCGCGCAGGTCGTCCCATTCTGGCTTAGGCAGGAACCTACATAGCACGTAGTCACGCGCATAGAATGTCGGTTCCATGCTATCTCCTACTACTGGGAATACGGCATAGTTACCGTTCCTTAACAACCACCTTGGTAGTGATATAACACCATCTGGCTCGGGCCTTTCTTGGCTTAATCCGTCGCCTCTATAATTAGCCGCTGTGCGGATATTGTAGAGTGGAGCTGCTGTATTGTCACCTTCAGCAATAGCTATAATACGAGGTTCAGTACCAGCTTCGGCGGAATGTAAGGAAGAAGTATTTGGTGACCCATCAGATTTAAGCATTTCGCCTTCTCCTGACAACAACCACTCAACACGTAATTGCGGGTAAGCTGTGGCAATCTTAGCCAGCACATCGAAACTTGGTTTGTTCCTCCGCTTACCAAACATATCACCTACAACCCCAGACCGCACGCCAATACGACGTGCAAAATCTGCTTGATTGCCACTTTCGAGGCTATCAACTAGAAAATTTAGTCGCTGATATACAGAGCTTTCCTCTTCGGACACGTTTTTGCGGGTAAAATTAACACGCCGATACTTGTCGGCTAATCGTATTTGCGTGTAGTTTTGTCATCAACAACATCAACACACCAAAGTACGACAATGAAAAATAACCCTCCACCCCCCAGCATCCGAAAATTGATGCCCGAGGGCTTCCTAGGTACACTGGCCGACCGAACTGGCTGCACCTCGATGCCCGACCTCTCGCAAATCGTGCTCCGCGAGCGCAGCCGCTCCAAGTACTGGCCCGCCGTGCTCAAGCTGGCCGAGGAAACCAACCCCGAAGGCTACGCCCACTGGGCCGCCGCCAATCCCGACAAGCTGCCCGCCGTGGCGCAGACCGCCTAGGTCACCCTCACTCTTCTTTCTCACACACCTCCCCTACTCTTTCACCTCTAGCATGGATAAGTCACTGCTGCCCCCGCTGCCCTCCGCCCTCAAGGGCGAAAAACCCATCTGCCTAACCGACGGCTTCCGCGAGGGCGACCTGCTCCACTTAAAGGCCGAGGTAGCCGGCCGCCCCAAGGGCACGGTGCTGCCAGTACTAGGCTATTGCCTCTGCCTCGATGCCCAGGGCCAGGTACACGCTCTGCGGGCCTACGTGCCGCTCTGCCCCGGCTACGCCACTACCTACGCCGGCCGCGAAGCCGCCCGCTTCCCCGAGCCCAATCAGCGCGAGCGGTGGCTGGGCAGCATTCAGCTCTACTTCTCAGAGCTCGACCTTACCGACCACGCCCACGAGCTCGCCTTGGAGCGCCGCCGCGAGGGCCTCGTGATTGCCATGTACCCCGAGCGCCAGCAGCACCGGCTGGCCGCTTAGTATCTCCCCTTGTTTTCTGCCCTCTTCCTATGAAACGCACGCTCACCGGCACCCTGGAATTTGAAGACGGGGCTGTTAACCTGATTCTCTCCGAGCCCACCCAGCGGGCCATTGTGCAAGAGATAGCCGCTCGTCAGGAAGCGGCCCGCGTGGCGGCCGAAGTAGACCACGACCGCCTGGCCCGCACCTACCACCTAGGCGCCGAGCCTACCCCCGGCCGGGGCTACGACGACCGCCTGAAGATGCGCCTGGGCTGCGGCGACGACATGGCCCGCGAGCTCGTGAGCAGCGGGCGCATCGCTCACCAGTACCTGGGCAACCGCTACTCGGTCTGCGAGCAGGCCGTGCGCGACTTCTACGCCACGCTGCCCACCACTAGCCGGCTGCGACGCGCGGCCTAGGCAGCCCTAAACAAAACAGGTCGAAGCACTGCCCCGACCAGTTCCACCACAATAACAGGTCACATGAGAAACGCCTGTGGCGCAAAGCTACATCGGCGCCTTGAATTAAACTTCATCTAATATTCATTTCTGTATGAATTCTGTTGAAATTGCTTTGCCGCTTGCCTCTCCCCTAGCCAGTCTAGCCCAGCAAGTAGACCACTACTGCACCGAGAGCCCCGCCCCCGTAGCGGCCCCTGTAGCCCTGGACGGCACCATCTACCAGACCACCAACTACGACTTGTTTCACCTGCTGCCTGAGAATCGGAAAGTAGACCCCAGCCACGTGCGCAAGTTAGTGACCATGATTACCCAGAGCAACTTGCTCCACATCAAGCCCCTCGACGTAACGGCTACGATGGGCGTCATTGACGGGCAGCACCGGCTGGCGGCCGCCCGTGAACTGGGCCTACCGGTGTACTACAAGATTGGCCAGCAGCTGAGCGAGGCCGACATCACCACCCTGAACGTAGCCCAGAAGAACTGGCAGGGCACCGACTACCTGCACTTCTGGACGGTGAAGGGCCGCACCAACTACGTTGCCCTGACCAGGTTTCGGGAGCGTCACCCTACCCTGAGCTTCAGCAATGCCAAGATGATGCTGGGCGTATCGACCAAGAATAATGCCGCCGAGTTTCGGGCCGGTCAATGGCAGGCGGGCGAAGCCTACAAAGCCGAGCAGGTAGCCGAATTGATTGAGCGCATCGCCGCCGAGGTGCCCACCTTCAAGCAGCCCAACCACTCGGGCTTTGTGGCTGCCGTGTACCACTGCGTAATTAACGTCGAAGGCTTCGATGGCAAGGAGTTCATGCGCAAGATTCTACTGAACCCCCGCATCCTGGTACCCTGCGCCAGCCACAAGCAGTTCCTGCAAATGTTCGAGGAAATCTATAACTACCGGACTGCCGAGGCTAACCGGGTACGCTTTTCCTAATGACTGCGCGCCAACAACAAGATGCGCGCCACCGGGAGGCGGTGCGCGCTTATTACGAAACGGGCAACGAAGCGCTATTGGGGCCGATGCTCACCGAGCTGCGTCCCCGCCTAGTAGACTTCCTGCGGGATAAGGATGTGCGCCAACCTCAACGGATAGAGGACGCCGTACAAGAAGCCCTGCTAGCGGCTCTGACCGACCTACGGGCTCATAAATATGTCACTTCCGGCACAGTCGCTTCTTGGGCCATGACCATTTGCTGGCATCGCTTTGTCGATGCCCATCGCTACAAGAAAGCGCACATTACCCAGCCGGGGCCCGACGAAGACCCTTTCCTACTGCTCTCTACCACGCTAGCTACGCCCGCCGAGTCCTTACCCATCAACCAGGAGGAGGAAGCCCAGGCTGGAACCGTGGTAGCCGCCGTCACCCACGCTGTGCTAGGCCTTGACCCCAACGCCCGCGCCTGCGTGCTCATGCACTACTACCAAGGCTTGCCCGAGGCCACGGCCGCCGCTCACCTAGGTATTGCCCCGAGTCAGTTCAAAGCTCGCTTGCAGCGGGGTCTCACCAGCCTACGGGAATGGGGCACCCGCAACCGCCACCTAGCTCCTGCCACTGAGGTGTACGCCGCCCTGCTACGGGTCGATAGTGGCGACTTATTCCGCGAGCCTTTACGCCTGGCCTGCTAGGACGGGCTTCACTTCCACTCCTATGAACGGCTACACCCTCGCCAATCAATTCCGCAAGCTGCGCGCCAGCTTCCCGTTCTCTGCCTTAGAAGCTGACCTGTTCTATGAACTGGTGGGCCTCTGCAACGACCGGAACTGGCCTACCGAGTTCCAATACTCAAACCCGCTTCTCTGTGCGACCCTCGGGGTTTCGGAGAAATTGCTGATAAGTGCTCGCAACCGACTCAAGCAGGCAGGGCTATTGGAATTCACGTCAGGCCATAAGCGCAGCCCCACGGTGTACCGCTTCCTCGACCCTGACGCTAAAATACCCTTACCTCAGGTAAGTAAAAGTGGTAGTAAAAACGACAGTATAAGTGACAGGGAAAGTGGCAGTATAAGTGGCACCTCTATAAATAAGGAAAAAACTAAAAGGAAAACTAAATCCCCGGCTGGGGAGAGCGAGCAGTTTCCTTTTGCTGATTTCTGGCAGGCTTACGGCAAAAAGGAGGACAAGCACAAGTGCGAGCAGCGCTGGAACACCCTGACCCCTGCCGAGCGCCAAGCGGCCCTGGCCCACATCCCCGGCTATGTCGCCGCTACTCCCGAGAAGCGCTACCGCAAAAACCCGCTGACCTACCTCAACGGCAAGTGCTGGCAGGACGAGGAACTACCTACCACCCGCTCGGGCCAACCGCCCGCCCCAGTACCCGCCCCGGCCCTTTTGCCGGCCCCCGAACTCAACGAAGACTTTCTGGCCGAGCAGCAGGCCCGCGCCGCTGCCGAGCAGGAAGCCCACTTCGCCAAATACGCCGTGGCTGCCTAATCTCTCCCTCCATGCACCCCGCTAGCACCGATACCCCCAGCCGCTTCCCCGACGAGGTAGAGCTGACCAAACTGGCCGCCGAGCTAGAAAGCTGCCTCGGCCCGCTCGCTGAGTACTGCGACCACCAAGAGGCCGCTCCCATGCTGAGCGAAGCTGACCGCCAGCACCTCTACCAACTCACCGAGTTCATTTCTGCCGTGGGCCGCTATGACCAAGCTGCCGAGCGCCTGCTAGCAGCTTACCGCCATGCGTTGGAGCATGCCGAGCGCCCTACCCAGCCAGTACCGACGCTGGAGCAGGCCCTTCTCGCCCAGATGAGTCCGGCTGACCTGCTGGCGTACCGCGAAAAAGACCCCGTGTACCGCCTCGGCTACGCCCGTGGCTACCGCAAAGCCGAGCAGCAATACGAGCGTCTGACTAGCCTCTACGCCCAGTACGCCATCATCGTGCCCCCAGCCAGCTACACGCCCTCGCCCCTGATAGCCACGGTGCAACGGGTACTCGCCACGCGACTCATGACGGGGCAGCGCCTGCCGCTACCCGTACGCAAATCTTTGTTTTTCAACACACCCAGCGATACTACCCCACCCGTTACGCATGGCCCTAAGTGAGAAGTTTAACCGCAAGAAGGTAGACCCTACCGCGGCTGGCAAGGGCCAAGGGGGTATTCTACCCACCATTCCCGACGCCGAGAAAGCCCTCGTAACCCTGGACGAGGCCATCTGGGAGCAGATGCAGCAGGAGTACCACCACGGCCGTGAGAAAGGGCAAACCTGCCACAACAAGTACCTAGACCCTTACTTCAAGTGGATGCCCGGCTACACCAGCGTGATAACCGGCTGGCCTGGCCACGGTAAGAGCCAACTCTTCTTCGAGCTTTTGCTGCTACGCGCCGTGTTCACTGGCAAAAAGTCGGTTATCTGGCCTAGCGAGAACATGCCGGCCAAGCGGTTTTACCAAGGGCTCGTGCATACGCTCACCGGCCGCCCTACCGATAAGTCGCAGAAGAACTTCCTGAGCCTACCCGAATACAAGCGGGCGGCGGACTATGTGCGTGACCGCATCATCCTGCTCGACCCACCCGCGGGCATGCCCTACACCCCCGCCGACATGCTGGCCTACTTCGAAACGGCCATTGCCAAGTATGGGGGAGCACAGGACAAGGAAGGGATAGCCCACTGCATGCTCGACCCTTGGAACAAGGCCAACCACACGGCCAAGCAAAAGCTAGGTGGGGACGAGTCCTACCTGATTCACGCCCTCGGCCTCTGCACCAAGTGGAGCATGGATACCGGCCAATGCCTCGTACTCACGGCTCACCCGCGCCGGGCCAGCGAGGAAATGGGCTACGGCAAAAGCCGCCCGGTACCCACCGGTGGTATGATATCAGGCGGACAGACCTGGGAGAACATGGCGCACTACGTCGGGGCCATGCACCGCCCCTTCGACTACATCGAAGGCAACACGCAAGCCGCCTTTTTTGCCCTTAAATGCAAGGATGAGCGCGACGTAGCCAAGCGCGGGGAGATTGGATACAAGGCCGATGGGATACCCCCGATGGTGCCTATTAATTGGGACCCCATCAGCAACCGCTACCGCTGGGGCCATGAGCGCTGGAGCCCGCTCGATGATGAGAAGGTGGCTAGGCTCTACGCCGCTCCGCCAGCCGCTCCGGCCCCGCAACTCTTCACAGGAATCAGCACCCCGGCCCCGTCTACGACGCCTCCCCTGCGCACCAGCACTCCTACCGAGTTTGACGCTGCTACCGAAGCAGCCGACTACACCGGTAAGGGCCGCATCATCACTCTCAACTAATGAGCTACCCCCACCTCTCCCCCGAAACAATCACCGAGTGCAGCCGGGCCGCTTATGCCTATAGTCATGACTGCTACTGCATCATCTACTGGGCCTGTGCCGACTACCTGCCCCGCTCGCAGTACCACGGTTTAGCTACTAAGTGGCTTTGTGCGTCTGTCTTCCGCGCTGGCAGCCTAGAGCAGGGCGACCGCTATGTAGTAGGTGTGAGTGCAGAGACCGGCCCCGAGCTGCTGCGCTACCTGCGTACCGCCTTAGAAGACCTCTCTAGCGGTGAGCGACCTGACCCCTCCCTACTAGCCACTGACTACGCCCAACGAATGCTCAGCACGGCCCTCAGCCACCCAATGCTTACCAGCTACCAACTACTCCGCATCCTCCATAGCCTATTGCCTCGGCTACCTCGCCACGAGGCCCAGACACTGACCACTCAGCTACAGCAGGCTATTGACCAGCGTAGCCGCGAGGCATACATCCCACCTCAAGGGAATGGTTGGATTGCTTTAGCCCCACAGACTACCGAACCGCTTCCATTGCCTTCTGCCTATTAGGTATATGAGCCCCTACGATGACCCCGCAGTGTCGGCTGGTGAAATAGCCGACTACCTCAACCAGTTGCGCCTGGCTGCTCCAAGCTGTGACCTCGATAGTACCTCCAGTATGGATACGACCCTCTCAATAGAAAGCCTGCCACAGACATACTCTTCCAGTAGCCATTCCTCATAGCTACTGGGCGCTAGGGCTGTCCCCTCTGTCCAAGCTAGGGCAGCGGTTACTAATCGACGGCGGTTTTCCTCATTTGGCATGCACAAAAGACACACTCAAATCCCGCACTCAAGTAGGTAGAAAACACCATTTGCAATGAGTAAAACCCTTATTTCATAATGCTACACACCACCTCCCGAGTCGATGCCGCCCAGCCCACGAGGGAGCTAACAGAGTATCAGGCCCGGCAGACGCATAACTGGATTTATAACCAGTCCATGACAAAGCTCAGCAATAACTTAAAGGCAATTACTAAAGCAAACAATGCTAGCCCGAGCGCTACGACCTGCAAGAAGGTCCCAATAGCTTTTACTGACCGCCATCCGCTCTGCCCTAGTGTGCTTCCCAGATAAAAAAGCCCCACGCTAATCCCGCCCATAAATAACAGCGCGACTACTAGTACCGCAGTAGCCCAAGCATCCGATACTAACAAGCTCAATAGCATAACCCAAAACTACGCATGAGCCCCTACGAAGACCCCGCTGTGTCGGCTAGCGAAATAGCCGACTACCTCGACCAGTTGCGCCTTGAACCTATCCCACCACCTCAACCAGCTACTTCTTCTTAACAAGCAGGTAAATCACACCTACTACCACTATAAAGTAGAAAATCCCTTTGATGGCTGCGCCGATAAGCATAACCCAGGTATCCATAATGTGCTCTACCTCACCCGCATGGGCCAAACTTGGGAGTCCAAGTAGCAGCAGTAGCAGCCTCACACTTACACGGTCTTTCATCCTGCTAAACTAATGCTGCGCACTGCCTCCCGAGTCGATAAAAACCAGCCCGCAATTGTCAATCAGTTGCGGGCTATTGGCCTTTCACAAAGACCAGGGTAGAAACTGAACCTTGGAATTCAACAAAGGTGCTCTTTAAGGAATAGCCCTGCTGATATAGTCCCGCAATAATTTCTTGATAAGCAGCGGCTGCTTCATCTTGCGCTTTGTCGGAATTGGACGCGTTTTTAATCATCTTTTCTTCCGTCTTCCCGCCGCTGTAGGCCAGTACTACGCGTGTTTTACCTAGTCCGCCCATTCTCACACTCATCACAATTACGTCTGGCCCACCCGTCTGCGCCATCACTGGCTGCGAAGTCAATGCCACTAGGCACGCCCCTAAGAATAAGAGTTTTTTCATAGTCGCTAATATACCCCAACCCCAGCCCCCACCGCCTCACCTAGGCCGTAGAGTTGACTGGTCTAGAAATACTAGTATCGTAATGAGTAGTGAAAGCACCCAACCGCTTGCCAGCGTGATAAATAATGTTCTCAACCAAGAAGGCATTGGTACTTCCCAGGCAAACGCCAGCCGATAGCCTACCCACAAGAGCATGGCTGTGGGAGTCAGAAGGATGAGCGGCATTAGTAAAAAGTACACGAAATACATAACTCAAAGCTAATGCTACGCACTGCCTCCAGATTCGCTGCCAACCAGCCCGCAATTGTCAAGCAGTTGCAGGCTATTGGCCCTTGACAAAGACGAGCGTACTCAAATAGCCTTGGTTGCCTCCATAAGTACCCTTCAGCATATATCCCTCTTGGTAAAGCTTGGCCAGCGCTTTCTGTGTAAGTACCGCAGATGCGCCTTCTTCGCGCAATTCTTTGGTCTTGTAAGTCAACACCTCTGGTTTACCGGCTGCACGCGCAATAGTAATGCTCAGGATTGCTTCCCCCTCCCAGATTTTCACTATTACTACCTCTGGCCCACCGGTCTGCGCCAGTACCGGCTGCGAGGCCAATGCCACCAGGCATGCCCCCAAGATTAAGAGTTTTTTCATGGCCACTAATATACCCCCAGCCCCCGAGCCCCCACCCCGCTACCACGCCCGCCAAGCCCTAGGTAGCGATAGCCTCTATCCTCATAAGGTCACCGCCCGCCTCGCCGTGATGAGCTTAGCCCAGTGGCAACGCGTCGAAGCCTTCCTTAAGCAGGAGGGCTTCAAGCCATACTAAGCCCAGCTATTCCATTCCTTATTTTAGGAACGAAACTATTTGCATAATCAGTTATTAGTTTGTATTTTAGCTACACATATAAACTTACTTATGCTACCCGTCTACAACCCTATCGAGCACGTCCCCGCCCCGCCTCCCATGCCCACCCTCACGGTTACGCCAAAGGGGGTACTCTACTTACATGCCAGCATCAAGGAAGCCCTCGGCCTACGGGATGGCTTACCCATCAACCTCGTACCGCCCGTCTTCAACAGCTATTACTGGCACCTGGACCTGCGCCCCACCGCCAAGCACCGCATCGTATGGTACGACACCACCCGCATGCGGGCCCGCGGCATCATTCTCCCCCCAGGCTTAGTGCACGAGTCGCTCACCCTGCACCTGCACACGCTCACCCCCGAGTACCCGAACTACTATCCCCTACTTCCCGCCAATGCCTTCGCTTCCCAAAGCCCAGCGCCGTCCCTGGCAGCCTGAGCCAGTTAAGCGAACGTACCAGCAGCACGCCGCCCGCTCGCCTGAGTATGGTACAGCCCGGTGGCAACAAGCTCGCGCTACCCAGCTAGCGAAGTGTCCCTGCTGCGAGGAGTGCACCAAGCGCGGCCGCACTACCCCCGCTACTGTAGCTGACCACATTACGCCCGTGCGCCTAGGCGGTGACTTCTGGGAGCCTAACAACCATCAGTCCTTGTGTCGGCCCTGCCACCAGGCTAAAAGTGCCTCAGAACGTACGCAACAGCCCCAGGGGGGATAGGGGGTCGAAATCCTATCGGGCCTTCTTTCCTAGACCGTAGCCCTTCCCCACAAACACACGCGTGCAAAACTGAACCCCAAAAGTTTGGGAGTCTTTTACATTAAATAAACACTATATTATGGCAGGCGGCCGGCCCCCAAAACCAACCTCTCAGAAGAAACTCGGTGGCACCTTGCAGCCTTGCCGCACCAATCCTAATGAGCCTCAGCCCGAGGTATATCTGCCCGTGCCGCCCAACTGGCTGAGCGAGCGGGCCAAGGAGTACTGGGCCGAGATTGGCGCGGTGCTGCTGGCTATGAAGCTCAGTACAGTCGCTGACGGCCCGGCCTTGCAGTTGCTCACGGAGGCGTTGGCCGAGTGGGCTGAAGCTCGCGAGTTTGTACAGCGCGAAGGCTTCACTTACTCAACCTTCACCAAGCAAGGCGATGAGATGCACCGGCCCTACCCGCAGGTAGCTATCGCTTCTGATGCGTGGCGCCGGTCGATGACCATGCTCACGCAGTTCGGCCTGACGCCGGCTAGCCGTAGCAAGGTGAGTGCCCTAGGTGGCGATGAGGAGAAGAACCCATTCGCCGAAATGATGGATGACTTGAAATCCTAACTCACCCTATCCATGCAAGAAGTACCTCTCATCGCCTCTTGGCACCAGTACGCCCACAACGTAGTAGCTGCCGGCCGCACCGAAGCCAATATCCAGGAGCGCCTACGCCCTATCGTACTCAAAATACGGCAGCTCAAAAAAGAGCCAGATACGGAAGCACAGGTCACCGCGCTCGAGCGCAAAGCTGAGCCCTTACGCGCCCAGCTTCGTGCGTTGCCCGTGCGCGTCGGCCGCTACGCGCTACTAGCCTGCGAACGCCACCTGCGCGACCTGGAAGATGGAGAAAGCCGCGGACTGTTTTTCAATGAAAAGGTAGCTGCTGCGGCCGTGCGCTTTTACTCTTTTCTGACCCACAACAAGGGCCGCTGGGCGGGCAAGCCACTCACGCTAGAGCCCTGGCAGCAGTTCATTATTGCCAGCCTCTTCGGTTGGAAGCGGGCGGACGGCACGCGCCGCTTCCGCGAAAGCTACGTGGAAGTAGCCCGTAAGAATGGCAAGAGCACCCTCAGCTCTGGCGTAGGCCTGCAACTGCTGGTAGCTGACGGAGAAGCCGGCGCCGAAATCTATACGGCTGCCACCAAGAAAGAGCAGGCCAAGATTGTCTTTGACGACGCGAAGAACATGGCGGCTAAAAGCGCCGCTTTGAAGATGATTCGCGCGCACCGAAACTCCATCTTCGTACCCAGCACCATGTCGAAGATGCAGCCGATGTCGGCCGATGCTAAAACCGAAGACGGCCTAAACCCGCACGGCATCATTATCGACGAGTACCACGCCCACCCCAACGATGAGTTATACGGCGTACTAAAATCAGCCACCGGTGCTCGCTCACAGCCGCTACTTAACATCATCACGACCGCAGGCTTTAACCGGCTCGGGCCCTGTGCTCAACTGCGCAAGGCCTGCGTCGGCATCCTGGAGCAACTCCACGATGATGACGCCTACTTCACCGTCATTTTCAGCCTTGATGAGCATGATGAATGGGGGGATGAAACCTGCTGGCAAAAGGCAAATCCTAACCTAGGGGTGTCCGTAGGCTTGGACTATCTACGCGAGCAGTACCGCGCGGCGGAGCGCATGCCCAGCTTGCAGGTAAACTTCAAAACCAAGCATCTCAATCTCTGGACTGATGCCAGCGAAGTCTGGCTGCCGCATGAGCTGTGGATGCAGGGCGCGCAGGGCACTCCTGCTGAATTACTAGTGTGTCGCAAGGCATGGGGCGGGCTGGACTTAGCTAGTGTGCGCGACATCACAGCACTCGTTTTCCTCTTTCCGGATGAGGCCGATGGCTTCGATGTGCTGCCTTTCTTTTGGGTGCCCGAGGATAGCATCGACGAGCGCACTAAGAAAGATGGTGTGCCCTACCGCCAGTGGGTAGATGAGGGCTACATCATCGCCACGCCCGGCAACGTGACCGATTATAACTTCATCAAGGCCCAAGTACTAGAGTTCTGCGAAATGTATCAGGTGCAGATGATAGAGTTCGACCGCTACAATTCCTCACAGCTCGTCATCGACCTGACCGAGGAAGGCGTACCGATGCAGCCCTTTGGCCAAGGCTTTTTATCAATGTCAGCTCCCACAAAAGAACTTGAAAAGCTGGTGCTAGAGGGCAAAATTCACCATTATGGCAACCCCGTGCTAGCTTGGATGTGCGGTAATGTCGAGATTAAGCGCGACCCGGCCGGCAACATCAAAATCGATAAGGGTAAGAGCAAAGAGAAGGTCGATGGCATGGTGGCCTTGGCCATGGCCCTAGGGGGCTACATGAGTGGCGAAGGCCCCGAAACCAGCATCTACGAAGAGCGCGGCCTGCTGAGCTTTTAGGCCCTGCCCCGCTTTGCCCCGCCCAAGATTGCACCCCGCCTAGGCAGCGTCGGAGCTTTGACACAGTTCAAGCCCCGACGCTGTGTCTTTTTGGTCCAATCCCTTTGCTCGCTCTACTGCCACGCCGCTCCTGGCCGCCGTGTCGGCGGAGCGTGAGGCGCGAACCACGGGCGCCACTATCGACACGCAGGAATCCAATGCGCGCCTGATTGCCCTGCTAGGCATGGGCAGTCAGACAAGTAGCGCCGGTGTTGTCGTCAATGAGCGTACTGCGCTCAGCTTCGCCGCGGTCTGGGCCTGCGTGCTGGCTATCAGCCAAGACATTGCCGCCCTCCCCTGCCAGCTCTACCGCGATATTCCTAGTGGTGGCAAGGAGAAAGTGTACGGCCACCCCGCCAGCCGGCTGCTGAACCTGCAAGCCTCGCCGCTACAAAATGCCATGCCACACCGCATGGCCATGATGGCGACGGTCCTGTTGCACGGCAATGCCTATGCCTTAATTGACGAAGGCCCGCGCTACCGCCCCGACGCGCTGCTCTATAAGCACCCGCGCCAAACGGAAGTACGCGAGTCCAACGGCCGCCTCTACTACCGCTTCTGGGGCGACCCGCGCACGTACCAAGACTATCAGGTAATTCACCTGCGGGGCTTGGTGCTGGACGAAAACGGCATCATGGGCCTATCGGTACTGGCGGCTCACCGCGAGAACCTAGGTACTGGCCTGGCGGCCCAGCGGGCGGGGGCGCAGTTCTATGCCAATGGTGCCCGATTGTCGGGCGTGCTGGAAACACCCAACACCTTCAAGGATGGTACGGCGTCTGCCCGCATCCGCGCCGATTGGCAGGCCATCTACGGTGGCACCGAAAACGCTGGGAAGGTAGCTGTGCTGGAAAACGGGCTGACGTTCAAAAGCGTGTCCATGCCCCCGGCTGATGCACAATTCCTGGAAACACGCAAGTTCACTCGCCAGGAAGTATGCAGCATCTTCCGCGTGCCGCTCCATAAGATTCAGGACCTGGAGCGCTCGACTAACAACAACATTGAGCAGCAGGGCCTCGATTACACCACCAACACCCTGCAGCCGTGGCTGGTGAACATCGAGCAGGAATATCGCCTCAAGCTGCTGCGAGATAGCGAAGTGGAAACCCACTACTGGCGGCACAACCTCAACGCTTTACTACGTGCTGATGCCAGCGCCCGCGCCACGTTCTACGGCAAGATGACCGACATCGGGGTAATGAGCATCAACGAGGTACGCGAACTAGAAGACATGAATGGCATCGGCGCCGAAGGTGACCGTCGCTTCGTGCAAGTCAACCGCATGCCGCTCGACAAGGTGGATGAGGTAATCAGCAAAAACAGTAAGCCGGCCACCGGCACCCCGCCCGATGAGCAAGCCTAGGTTATCCGAAACCCACAGCGGCCGCCAGTTTGGCGAGCTGCGCGCCCTCTCCACCAACGTAGAGGAAACGCGCACCGTCGAGTTCGTCATCAGCAACAACACCCGCGACCGCCACCGCACCGTGCTCAACCCAGCTGGCTGGAAGCTCGACAACTTCAACCGCAACGGCATTGTCGGCTATCAGCACAATGTGTACGGTGATGGCATGTGCGCCGGCCCCAACCCTGACGACGTGATTGGCCGCGGCTCGGCCTTTTTCGAAGGCGACCAACTTATTGGCCGCGTCGTGTTCGAGCCGGCCGACATCAACCCCCTAGCTGAAAAAATCTTCCGCAAGGTCCTATTCGGTTCCTTGCGGGCTACCTCGGTGGGCTTCGCCGAGATTGGAAAAGGCAACTATGGTACCGGCACCGAAGCCCGAGGCGGCAAAGACGAAACCTACTACTTCCAAGGACAAGAACTCCTCGAATTCAGCATCGTCAACATCCCCTCCAACCCCGACGCCACCGCGCGCGCCCTCCGTGACCAGGCGTCACACGCGCTGATGTTCGTCAAGCGCGCCCTAGGTGGCAGCTACAGCTTCTCCGACATCGAGAAGCTTCCCGTCGGCGAGGTGCTGCGCCTGCTCGATAAGTCCAACGCCCACCAACTGGGCCGCGCATTTGACCACGACGAGCCCGAAACGGAACTAGTCGAAACCGTTGGCCTGGATGTGCTAGCTGCCCAACTGCGCCTGAAAGCTCGCTACTAATTCACACTCACCTTTTTTCTGTAACAAAATGAAAAACGCTAAGGCCCTGCGCGAAGAGCGGCAAGCCAAAATCGACCAAGCCCAGGGTCTTATCAGCAAGGCACAGGGCGAAAAACGTGGCCTCACGTCCGAGGAATCCGGCCAGCTCGACGCGCTGCATATTGACATCGACACGCTGGAGGCCGACTTGCGCCGGGTTGAAAAGCAGGAGCGCCTGAATGCGGAAGAGGCCGGCCGCACTAAGCCCCTGAACACGCACAACACCACCGAGGAGCGCGCGACGGGTAGCTATTCCTTCCTCCGCGCCATTCAAGCGGCTGGCAACCCTGACAAGCTCACGGGCTTAGAAAAGGAAATGCACCAGGAAGCCATCGCCGAAGCGCGGGACCTGGGGCAGGAAATCCACGGTGTGGGCGTGCCCATGCGCGTGCTGCAGGGCCGCGAGCGCCGCGACAACACCGTAACCCAGGGCGACCAGCCGGCCGACGGCCGCGTACTCGTAGTCGACGAGCGCCGCGGCATGATTGAACTGCTACGTGACCAGCTGGTAACCAATTCGCTTGGTGCCACCGTCCTGACCGGGCTAAAGGGTGACATCATCTTCCCAACCCACACTCAGGGCGCCGTTTCAACCTGGAAAGGCGAGATTGAGACGCTGGACAAGTCGAACATCAAGTTTGGCAGCCAGAAGATGGCCCCGCACCGGCTGGGTACCTACGTGGACCTGTCGAAGCAGCTCATCATCCAGTCGAGCATCGATATTGAAGCCTTTGTGCGCAACGAAATCATCGGCTCGGTCACGCGCGCTGTGGATGTGGCCGCCATTTACGGCGACGGCCAGGACAACGAGCCGCTGGGCCTACTCAACAACGGGGGTATCAGCAAGTTCGTGGGCGGTGCCAACGGTGCTATTCCTGACCTGGCTACCCTCGTGGCACTCGAAGCCATGGTGGACGTAAACAACGCTGCCGTGGGGACGCTCAAGTATCTGCTCTCGAACAAAATCAAGGGCACGCTCAAAACCCAGCCAGTAGCCCAGGGCAACCCGCTGATGGTGCTCAACTCCAACACCGAGCTCAACGGCTTCCCCTTCGTGGCCTCCAACTTGGTGAAGGACTCAACAAAGGGAACGGCTACGGCCGCCTCAGCTGTGGTATTTGGTAACTGGGCTGACCTCTTCATCGGTCAGTGGGGCGGTATGGACATCACCCGCGACGACATCACCCTTGCACTCAAAGGTGAAGTACGCCTAATAATCAACACTTTCTGGGACGTAATGCTGCGCCGCCAGAAGTCATTCGCCGCCATGCTCGACGCAGTGCCGAACGCCACTATTTCGCAGGCTGCGGTTAACGCTCGCTAAGCCTAGTGGGCCTGGCTGGTAGTCACCGGTCAGGCCTCACGTAGGGCTATATCAGCTCGAATTATGTCTAAAAAAGCTCCAAAGCTCGACGCAAAGCCGACCGCGGCCCGACAATCCGACGCAAAATCAGCCGAAAAGCTTCCCGCTACCCTTTTGGAGCTGGTAGCCGGGGCCACTCGCGTGGTGTTACCGCAACCAGTGCGTTTCGTGCGCCCCCACGCCAGGTATGCCTACTTCAAAGGTGATGAGGCGCTACTGGGAGCCGAGCATGTAGTGGCTTTGCTGGCGAGCGGGCATATCGAACTGCTAACCGCTTCTCAACCTGCCGTCTAATCCCTGCCATGCTCACTCTCGCTAACGCCAAAGCCCACCTGAAGCTCGACCCTACTGCTACTAGTGAGGACGCGCTCTTGCAGGCCTACGTGGATGCAGTACAGGCCAGCTTCGAAGTCGAAAGCAAGCGCCGATGGCCCGAGCAAGGCGAACCGGCACTTGTCACGGTACTTGACCCAACCACCGTACCGCCTACAACCAAGTTTGTGGGCTACGTGGACCCGGCCGTACTCAGCGAAAACGAGCAAAACGTAGCCGGTCAATGGCTGCGCCTAGTGCTGGGCCATTGGTATGAGAATCGCGGCTCGGTGGCAGTGGGCCTGAACGTAACGGAGGTACCCCAGACGGCCAAAATGCTCATGAATCTACTGCGAGTACCCACCCTATGAACTTCGGCAAGTTTGACCGCCAGTTGCTGTTACAGCGCCCGGCGGTAGTGGCCCAAAACGACTTCGGTGAGTCCGCTCCGGCTGGCTTCGAAGACGTAGCTACAGTATGGGGCGAGCAGAAGCCGGGCACCGGTGCTGAGTCCGTCATCGGCCAGCAGCAAACTGCTCAGCAGGCCGCGAACTGGCAGATTCGCTACCGGGCCGATATAACGCCTACTTGGCAGTTCGTCTGTGAGGGCCACACTTATCAAATTATCGCTATTCAGGAAGTTGGCCGGCGTGCTGGTCTACTTCTTACGACCTATTCCCGTGGCTAAAAACTTATCCTTTGTCGGCATTGAGGAGCTAGGCCAGGTTCTTGACGGACTATCCAACGATAAGAAACTCAGCAACAAAGTGGTGCGGGGCATCCTCAACAAGGCAGCTAAGCCCATCATTACCGAAGCCCAAAGCCGCGTTTCGAAAGACAACGGCGACCTGCAGAAAAGCATCGGCTCCATTCCCGGCCGCGGCCGTGGTAAGGGCGAGCAAGTCTACGTCGGCCCGCGGCGCGGTGGGCGCTTCAAGGGCTACGCTGGTCACCTAGTGGAGTATGGCACGGCTCCGCACATTATCAAGGCTAAAGCTGCTGAAGGCAAGCTGCACCTGCGGGGTAACGTCTTCGTGGAAGAGGTGCAGCACCCGGGTGCCGCGGCTAAGCCTTTCATGCGGCCAGCCTTTGACAGCAAGAAAGACGAGGCAATTGGCATCATCAAGGCCGAATGCAAAAGCATTATCGAAGACGCCTTTAAATCAGTTTTCAAGTAGTGGAACCCGGTCAACTCATTCGCTCGCTGCTCACCCAGAATGCGCCTGTTGTGGCCCTGCTGGGCTATGTGGAAGCCGGGGAGTCAAAGTACCGCATCTATCCGCTACGCGCGCCGCAAGGCACGCCGTTCCCCTACGTCTGCTACCAAGTCATTAGTCAGAATGCCGACACGTCGGCTAGCTGCGACCTCGATGACACGGCCCGCGTGCAGCTCTCGCTTTTCACGCAGACATACACGGAAGTGTGCACGCTCTCGCAGGCCTGCCGCAAGGCCCTGCACCGGCAGCGAGTGGACTCGGTCACTATCGACCTCGACCAGCAGCTCGACCACTACAGCGACCCAGCACTTTGCTATTTCCGCACCCAGGACTACCTGCTCGAAGGCCTAGAATCTTAAGTCACTCTCTCACTTTTTTCTGCATTTTTTATGTCTCTTACCAAAATTAAAGGCCGCGATGTGCTGCTGACGGTAACTAGGGATGTGGGCGGCGTTCCTACTGAAATAGTAGTGGGCTGCTCCAATGACATCTCGCTCGACCTCGATACCGAGTCGGAAGAAGCGACCTGCACGGCAAGCGGGGCTTTCAAGGAGTTCGAGCCCGGCCAGATGAGCTGGACCGGCGCCAACAACCTAGTGGTGCGCGAAGCCCGCCTCGGCGATGCTGATGACAACGTGACGGCCGAAAACTTCATCGACCTGCAAATCGCGCAGGCCATCCTCAATATCAAATTCTCGATTGGAGTAGGTGCTTCGGCGGCCAAATACAAAGGCCAGTGCTTCATCACCAAAGGCAGCTTGAAGGGCCAGCAGAAAGGGCTGGCCACATTCGGCACCACCCTGCAAGGCACGGGCCCACTCGACAAAGTAGTCTAAGTATTTAGGTGTTCAATTCAGAAAACCCGCCCGGCTTCCGTGGCGGGCTTTTTGGACGAAAGCCATTCCTCTTTTCTACATGAAAGCCTCTACGAACACCCCTACTACTGCCCGCGGCGAAGTCACGATTACCGTCGCCAGGGTCGCCTACCCCGTGCGCTTTAGCTTAAACGTGCTGCGCGACTGGACCAAGCTCAGCGGCCGCCCTGCTAGTGAATTTGGGCTAGCCATTGTGGAGGACCATATCGAAGCCTTTTCGGGCATCATTGCCTGCGCGCTGCAGCGCTTTGCGCCTGCCCTGAGCTTCACCCAAGAGCAGGCCGTAGACCTACTCGAAGAAATGCCCCAGACAGAAGCGGATGCCATTGCGGAAGCAATCACGGAGGCTACCACTACGGTAAACCCTCTGCTGGCGTCGATGACCAACCAGTTGGCGGCCAAAGCGCAGGCCCTCAGCGCATCGACGCCAAGCATGAATGGAGTAGCTGGCTCGACCTCGCTTACGGTGAGCTAGGGCTAAGTCCAGATAAATTCTGGAATCTGACGCTGGCCGAGTTTGACCGCAAGGCCCGCGGCTACCTGCGGCGGCAGGATGACAAGCAGGAGCGCGAACGAAATAGATGGCGGCGCTTCCGCATGCAAATGGTGCTACACCTCAATACCCATCGGGGCGAGAATGAGCCCGCCATCACGCCCGAAGAATGGATGCCCCTAGCTGGCGACCCTCCTGCTGCTCCTCTCGAGCACATGAGTGAAGATGAATTTGACCGCATTGCGGCTGCTTACCAATAGTCTGTTATGGCTGATATTCTAGCCTCCGTTTCCGTCGTTCTAGGTGCTGAAGTCAGCGCGTTCAAAGCCGCGATGGCTGATGCGCGCCGTGAGCTGAAAGGCCTGCGCGAAGCGGGCGAAGGCTTGCAGAATATTGGCTCTAGCCTCACCAGAGCTGTGAGCGCGCCGCTGGCTTTAATGGCAACCGGCGCGCTCGTTGCCAGTTCCAAACTAGAAACGGTAAGAAGTGGCCTGGAGGCTGTTGCCCAGCAGGAACTAGGCAAGCAGGGCATTACGGGCTTGGTAGGCATTCAGCAGGCCGCTACCCAAACGGGCGAGCGCATCAAAGAGCTTGCAGTGCTGGCCAAATCGCCAGGCCTCGGGCTAGAGCAAGCAGAGCAAGCCGACATTCGGTTGCGCGCGGTGGGCACCACCGTGCAGGAATCGACCCGCGAAATCAAAGAATTTGCCAACGCTATCGCTACCACTGGCGGCGGCGCTACGCAGTTCGAGCTTGTCACTACGCAGCTCTCGCAGATGGCTGCCAAGGGCAGGGTGCTGGCCGAAGACCTCAAGCCCATCATCTCGGCGGCCCCAGCCGTGGCGGGCGCGCTGCAACGCCTCTATGGCACGGTGGATTCCGAAACTATCTCGGCTAGCCTGAAAAAGCAGGGCCAGAGCAGCAAGGACTTCATTGCTACCCTTACCACGGAGCTGGCCAAGTTGCCTCGGGTAACGGGCGGGCTCAAAGCCATCTATGAAAACGACATGGATGCGCTGTTGGTGGCCAGCGCGAAGGTGGGCGACGGCATTGCCCGGGCGTTGAACTTGCAGGCTGTTGGGGAAGAGCTGGGCAATACCATCACCGCCATCGGTGACAACTTCGCCAGCCTCTCGGCCCCCACGCAGGCCGCTATCGTGACGCTTGCCGGGCTGGCTGCCGCCACCGGCCCGGTACTGGTGGGCCTGGGCGCTATCGGCGCTGGCCTGCCCGCCGTGAAGGCTGGGCTAGTGGCTGTGGAGTCAGGGGTGCGGCTGCTGAGCACGGGCTTCGTCTCGCTGCTCAACCCCACCACGCTGGCCATTGCAGGCGTAGCCGCGTTGGCGGCCGGTGCCTACTACCTGGCCACGGCCAACCAACGCCTGCTCGATACTTACCGCGAGCAGGCTGCTGCCACTCAAAAGCTCACCACCGAGGTCAGCCCGCTGCTCGACCGCTACGATGAATTACGGGCGAAAACCACCCTGACCAGCAAAGAGCAGGACGAGCTGCGCGCAATTGTCGAAAAGGTCACGTCCGTCATGCCAGCCGCGGGCCAGGGCATCGACAGCTACGGCAACTACATCGGCTTAGCCACCGACAAAGCGCGCGACTTCATCAAGGGCAACCAAGCCCTAGAGAAAGCCATTGCGCTGCAAAGCCTGCCCGCCCAGCGGCAGAAGCTGCTCGACCTGAGCGATGCTTACGACCACCTGCTCAAAGAGCGCGACCAGCTCAACCGCGGCTCCTTTAACGGCGTGAAGGTCGAAGACCTCGGCGCGCAGTTCTTGGTTGATTTCCGGCAGGAGCTAGCCACCACCGCTACGGAGCTAGAAAAGCAGAAGCGCCTGGTATCAGAGCTAGGCACCGCAGCGGGCATCACGGCCACCCAGTACGACGCCCTAGGCGCCACCTTCCCCACGCTGGCCGCCAATCTGGCCAAGCTGGGCAATGCTTTCCCGATTCCCAACTTTGCCGGCAACGCAGTTGACATCACGGCGCAGGTCGGCCTGCTAAAAGGGCTGCACGAGCAGTTAAAGCAGCTAAAAGAAGACCAACAGAATGCGGGCAACGAGAAGCTGGCACTATCCTTCAACCCGCAGATTAAGAGCCTGCAGGAATACATTGCGCGGCTGGAAGGGGCAGACAAGGCAAATAAGAAGGTCACTGACGCCATCAAGAAACTCCGCGAGGAGTTGGCTCGGCTCACGGCGCTTGATAATATTCTAGGTAATACCCCTAGCGAGGTCGAGGTACTGGAGCGGCGCGTGAATACGCTTACGGGTGGGCTGAAAAACCTAGTAGACGCAGGCGTAAGCACTAGCTCAAAAGCTTTCCGCGGCTTTGCGGCCGACCTAGTGAACACCAGCCAGGCGCTCGACAGATTGCGGGCGGCTGGTGGGGACCTCAACTTAAAGCCAGTCGAAGTAAAGTCGCTCATTCCGCGCACGATTGGCGACACGCTGCCGCAGGACGTGGCCCGGCTGCTCGGCGACTATGCCAAGCAGGTCAAGCCGTTCGAGCTGCCGATAGCGGCCAAGCTCAACATGCAGGCTATTACGGAAGCGCAGCGGCCAGTGCAGTTGCTGAGCAGTGAACCTACGCCTAGGGGAAATTAAGATTCAGCCCAAGTTTGACGGCTTTGTTTCGAAGCCACTCTACAATGAGCTATTGAACCTAGGGGCAGCATTTCGGCAGATTGATGGCGCCTCCCAGTTGGGCGTGCTCTTCGATGAGGCCGGCGCCAAGGCCAACGTATTGCAGGGAGCTATTCAAAATTTGATAGCTGCTGGCACCAGTCCGCTCGATGCCAACTTGCAGCAGTTGAGCGCGCAATTCAAGCAGCTAAGTATCGACGCGCAGGCTACGCAGGCCGTGAAAGCCAGCGTGATGAGCCTTGCTGGGGGTATTTCAGATGCGTTCGCCAGTGCACTCAGTGGCACGCAAAGCATTGGGGATGCCCTGCTGCAAACTCTACTGAGCACGGTGGGCAACCTAGCTACACAGTTAGGTAGCATCATCCTAGCCGCAGGCCTAGGAATTGAAGCGCTGAAAGTCAGCTTGGCTACTTTCTCTGGAGTGGGCGCCATTGCGGGTGGCCTGGCCCTACTCGCTATTGGTGGCATTGCGAAGGGTGCAGCAGCTAACGTGGGCAAATCAGCGGGCAGCGGTGCCAGTAGCTCACCTTCGCCAAGCAATTACGGCCAAAACAGCAGCCAAACAACTATCAAGGTCATTGGTGAGCTAAGGCTGCGCACCGATGAGATGGTGGCGGCATTGAGGCAGGCAGATTACCGCTCGCAGGTATCAGGGTAAAGTGGGGCCTTCTTGTGTTTGCCCCGCTTTGCCCCGCCCTAGGCCCTAGCCCAGAAAAGGCCGGCCGGAACTTCGGGCATGGCTTACCTACTGCTGCGCCGCACGGTTCTTTCCAACGCTCCCGGCAGCCCCTTGCCTTACCGGGTCACCGAAATCTATTTCGACACCGAGAAGCGCACCCGCTACCCCACGCAGTTCGACTCGCTGGATAACACGACGTTCAACCCGCCCAGGGGCGCACGGGTCTACGATTACGAGTATGCGCCAGGCAAAACGCGCTACGTGTATGCCGATGGCAACGGCAGCGTCTACACGGAAAACCAAGTGACGCCCGTGCAGGGTGGCGGCACTAGCCTGAAGCTCAAGCTACTTCCGACCAGCCCTGGTACGACCGACCAAAACGTCGCCGACGCCTGCCTTGACTTAACGGGGCAGTTTGGCGTGGCCCCGTACCAGCTGGAGGTAATCGGCCAAAAAGGCAACGCAGCGGGCTACTATAAAACTGACACGTCTAAGCTGGAAATCTATCCGGTAAGGTTTTACAACCTGGCCACTGGGCAGTACCTGCTGCGCGTGACTGATGCCATGGGCGCCATTGCCACGCAGTTAATTGACATCGGCGTAACGTTCTACGGCTACCCACGCGGCGCTATCCTAGCCGACCGGCTGTACGCTGGCCGGCTGTATCGGCGCTGGTGGCTGATGAATGAGTTGCGGGTAGAACTGCGCAACTACTCGATTGGCCAGGGCAAGGACGACTTCGCCCGGCCTTACGGCACCTTGGTTGATGGCTACCTGCTGCCGGGCTCCAACGGCCAGACGTGGCGCCAGGTGTATGCCGATGGGGTAGGCGGTGTATTTGAAGAGGGCGTGTACTTCGTGGATAGCCCCACGACAGCCGCTAGCTCGCTCGAGCTTGAAAACCTGATTCTTTTCAACCCCACCTCGGGCCCTGAGCAGAACGGCGGCTGCGTGGTGGAAGTACGGGCCAGCGCCCCGCCACTACGATTCACACTAAATGGAGTCACGAACACCACGGGCCGCTTCGATAGCCTAGAGGCGGGCATGCACTCGGTGGTAGTTGCCGACTCCAATGGCAACTCGATTACCGTCAGCTTTACGCTCACTCAGCGCTATGCTGTGCACTGGTATCTCGACTTCTCAGACCTGCACGGGGTGCCCTGCCGCCTGGAAATATGGGAGCGCGACTATAAAGGGGTGCCCGTGCTCATCAAGGGCCAGCGCAATCCGGTAGTTATCAAAAGCGACGGCCTCAATACCAGCCTAGGTGGCCAGGGAGATTTGCCGCCCGTGGTGGGTACATCGTGCCAACTCAGCCTGAGAGTGAAGCTCGGCGAACTAGAAGACCTCACTGTAGGCGATGACCGCCTCGGCCGCGTGGACGTGCGCCGCGCCGGCCAATTGCAGTTCCGCGGCTACGTGCAACCGAGTGTGTACGAAGGCGAGCTGCAGGATGGGCTGGTAGACGTGAGCGTACTGGCCACCGACGGGCTGGCCGGACTGAAAGGCACCTACTTCACGGGCCACAACGGCCAGCGCCTGACCGGCTACCGGCCAATTATCAATAGCCTGCTGCACTGCCTGAGCCGCTGCGAGGTGTCGCTGCCGCTGCGCTTTTTCACCAACAGCCGCGACGCGGGCATGGCCACGCTCGACGCGCCCGAAGAGGCCAGCGCCACCAATCGCACGGGCTACTACTTCCCCGATAAGGATGAGCCCGAGAACTGCCGCACCGTAGTCGATGCGCTGGCGCAGGCCTTGCGTGGCACGCTGGTGCAGCGCGAAGGCACGTGGCAGCTGCGCAGCATTCTGGAAGCCGCCACCGACGCCGCCGGCCGGGCCTACCTGCCCGCTGGCACTGCGCAGGGTGACCTCGTAGCCGTAGCACCTAGCGGCACCATCCAACCGCCGCAGGTGGGCGCGCTCCACTGGCTGCGGTCGGTGGAGGCGCAGAAGCTTTCGACGCGTCAGAGCTGGAAATCACTCACGGGCTCGACTGATACGGGCTGGCTGAAAAACGCCTACTCGGCCGGCGACGTGTTTTCGGATAGGTACGCCTGGCTCGATGACATGAGCCAACTGCGCACCATTACCGGCTGGGTGGCCCTGCCCCAGCTGCCCTTCCCGCTGGTGCTGGTGCGCGCGGGCGAGAAAGGCAGCGACCTGGTGACGCAGTGGGTGCGCAGCCTCGGCCTGAGCCAGCGCGATGACCGCTACCTGCAAGGCCCTGCCCTGCCGCTGGTGGGCGGCCTGGAAGCCACGCCCGCGTTTTTGTCGTTCACCGGGCGAGTGGTACCTACCGAGACGTACCTCGATTATGAGGGCAACGCCGTGAGCTCACCCACTACGGCCGCCGTGGGCACGTTGCCCTACGAAATCCTAGTTGATGGCCACAGCCTAGGCGTACAGCTGGCCACGCTCAAGCTGGCGGCCGATGGCAAGGATAACACCTTTGAAGTGCCGCTGGCCCCGCTGCCCTCGGGCACGCAGGTCGCCACCTTGCGGGTGTATTCCTGGCTGGCGCCCGACACCAACCTGTTTCGGGATGCACCCAGCTACTCGCCCTACTCCGATTACAAGAAGGGCGACGTGGTACGTGATGACTACGCCACCGGCAAAAACCTGTTTGTGGCCCGCCGCGACCAGGCCAAGTTTGCGACGCCGCCGGCCGTCTTCCTGCCTGCCGATGAGTGGGCGCCCGTGCAGCCCGTCAACGCTGCCACGGGCAACCTACTGCTCAGTAGCATTGGCGTGCAGCTGCGCCCGCAAGGAGTCACCTGGGACGGGAAAGACAACTTTCGCGCCGACGGCCCGGCCGGCACCGTGCGGCCCACCGAGGTGCTGAACGTGTACCACGCCGACGTGCCTATCTCGACCGGCCTGTTCTCGGGCAACCTGCCGGCCTTCGGCAAAACGGTCGCCAACGTGGACGGTACCATGACTACCAGCTGGAGCCGAAGCATTGACCTGCTGCCCGCCCCGCTGTTTGAATCGGTGGTGCTCGACGGCCTAAGTCTGCGCTCAGGCAATAGCAAACTGCTCACGGGTGCGCTGAGCCATCTAGGTACGGAGCCCATCTACCTGCTTGATACCCTCGACGCGCCCACCGATGTGCCTGGCCGGCGCTTCTGCGTGGGTAGCACCGAGTGGAGCCTGAAGCTGGGCTACACCCGGGTGTCGCTCATCGAGAACGGCGCCGGGGCCGACGCGCCCGACCCCTATGCCAATCTGAGCAACGTGCGCGTCACGCACCAGCTCTACGAGTACAAGCCAGCCTTCTTTGCCTCCGTGGCCCGCGGCACGCACGACGGCAGCCTGCGCGTGCGTGATTAGCGGCTTTGCCCCGCTTTGCCCCGCTCGGCTTCTTTTCCGGCCTAGGGCGGGCAGGAACTTCGGGGCATGGGTGTCAAGGTTATCCGCATTTATCAGCTCGACGGCATCGTCAACGCGCGCCTGGAATTGGTGGGCGGCTTTTTCGAAGTAGAGGTGCCGGCCGGGCCGGTGGCGGGCGGCTTCCAAAACAAGCGCCTCAGCGTTGAGCAGCTGGCAGCCCTGTTGGGTGGCGGTAGCAGCCTAGCCGTAACGCTGGCGGACGCCCAGCAGCTACGCCTGGCTGACCCGCCGGGCGTAAGCCCCAACACCCTCTACGCCATCACGGGCGACTGGAATGCCACCGGCACCGACAGCACCGTGCATGTACAGGGCGTGCGGGCTGACGCCTACCACCGCCTAGGTGTGGTGTATGACGACCAGGGGGCAGGGCAACTGCTAGAGGTTGAGGTGACAGCGGGCACGCACAGGCCACTACGTGACGACGTGACTACCTACCCCTACCTCGGGCACGGGGCGCAGGGCCAGGTTGGCTACACGGACCTAGACACGGCGGTCGGTCGGCACGCGGTGGCAGAAATTAATTCTGATGAGGTCACGCTCACCGACCAGGTTGGTATGCTGGACACGCTGCTGCTTGGCAACGGGGCCAAGGTTAAGCTAGCCGATAGCGCGCAGCTCATTCTGCGCGGCCACTCGCAGCTGGATGGCGTGAACTTCTACCCACCCGCGGGTGGAAATAATACGGGCGCCATCATCCCCTCGCCCGAAGACCGGAGCTTGCCCACGCCGTTCCGCGCCTACCAGATTCGCAATTGCGAGGTGCAGCAAAAAATCATCTTTCGGGGTGGGTCGAGCCAGGCAACCAGCAGCGCCGTGACGCTCATCAATAGCCACGCGGTCAGCATCACCAACCAGATTGCCCAGCAGTACGAGGTAACGGTGTACCTCGTGGGTACGAGCTCGGTGGATGTTGTCGGCCCGAAAGTGAAAGTGGTGCAGGTAGGCGGCAGCAATGCAGCCTCGACCTACTTTAGCGGCGCCTACTCAGCCCCGGCCAGCGGCGCCCAGACCATCACAGCCAGCAGCCTCAGCGGCCTTGAGCAAGCCACCAAAGTGGTATCTGTCGGCGTGCGTGGGGTTACCGTTAGCGGCGACCCCACGCTCGACCTGCTGCCAACCAGCGCCTACACCTTTGACACGGGCAGCCACACGCTGACTGTGCTGGCAGCGGCCGGCATTGATGCGGGCAACGTGCTCGAAATAAACTGGCTAACCGGCGCGCTCACTGCTGCGCCCGCCGTAGCCATGCCCCCAGGCACCGCACTGCTCTTCACCCAGGACGCGGAGTATGCGCCTATTTATAGCGGCACGTTCACCGTGGACCCCACCGGGGCCAAGGTGGGCGCCGTGGTATTCGTGGAACTGGGTGCTGGGGCCAGCCAACCCACTCTTAGCGCCAGCCAGTTCAAGTTGGCGGGCGGCAGTTACGTAAGCGGCAGCCGCAACGAGTACGGGTTTCGAGTAGCCGCCAGCGGCAAGATTCACTACGTTATCAACCAATTGCCATGAGGCTAACCCGCTATTACATGGCCTTGGCGGCCGCTCGTAATGCGACTGGCCCACCGCCGCTGCCCGTTTACCCGGCCGACGTAGTGTGCGCGTTCGACTGCTCGCACCCAGCCAGCCTGGTAACGAGCGGCAGCCAGGTAACGCAGTGGCGAGATTTTAGCAACTATGGCCGCCACACCACCCTGCCAGCTGGCAACCCGGCACCCACCTGGCAGCTGGAACGTGGCGTGAAGGTGCCATTCTTCACGAATGTTGATAGCCTGCTGTGCGACTATCAGCAGCGGCTCAGTGAGGCCAGCATCTTCTTTCTCTGCCGGCCCGACGCGCTGCAAGGCTATCAATCGCCAGTCTTTGATGCTGCACTCGGCGCCTTTGTGTATTTCGACAACAACCAACTGAAATCGCACCTAGGCTACAATTTCGGCCAACTTGACGAACTGGATATAGGCTCGTGGCTGCTGGCTTCCTTTCGCGTTTCCAATAGTGGCGGGCCAGAAGGAAAAGGCAACCAGCGATACGTCAGCCAGGGCGACTATCAGATTACCGGCAGCCTCGGCGCAGATACTGATTTTCAGGGATTAACGCAGCAGTAGTTTGGTCGACTCAATGGCCCGCTACGCTATTTCATGGTCGTAAACCGCTACCTCACAGACGCCGAGCACAACGCCTACCTAGCGACCATCCGTCGCAACCACAAGCTCTAACTACTTCCATGCTGCTTACTCCCGACGTGCAGGCTATCGCGCTCGACGTGGCCGACCTCCAATTTTCCGAAACCGTGCTGCGCCAGCGTGCCCGGCCGAGCGAGCTAACGATGCGCTTCTTACCGAGTGGCGACGTGGAGCTGGTGCTGCTCATGCAGCGCCAGGCCTTCGGCGTCTCGGCTAATGGCAGTTTCGGTGATGCCGTGCCGGCCGCCTACGTGCAGCTGCCGGCCGTGCGCCTGCTGGCCAACCGCGAGGTGGCCGTGGACCCACAAGACGGTTTTCCGCGCTACCGCCTGCGCACGCCCACTTCCGCCTATAACACCCAGACCCAGCAGGTGGAGGAGTTTGCGGAAGGCCAAGACTGGCCCTCCTTCCTCGATGCCAAACCTGAGGCGCTGATACTACAGGATAGGTTTTTCGGCGCCATGTGTGCCACGGGCCAGGTCAACATCAACGCCCTGCTGCTGGCCTACGCCCAGCAGGCTGACGCCCCGCCCTCCCTTTTCGCCGCCAGCTGATGCTTCGTCGCTGGCTCCTCTTTCTGCTGGCCGCCGCCCTTGCGTGGTGGCTCACCCGCTCTTACTACCCTGCCTTTTTACTGCTCTAGGTTATGCTCACCGCTATAGATACTCGCCCAGAATGCCAGGCCCCAGTGGAGCGCCCGGAGCGTCACTATCCTGCCCACCTGGCCGCGGCTTGGTGGGCCCAACCAACGGCCGAAGGTCGCCGCTTAGCCCTCGAAGCGAAGCTCGAACGCGAGCCGCCGCAACCTACCTACTCCCATGGGCGCAGATAACGACAGCACCATCGACAAGCTCAAAATCTGGGCTTTCCCGGCCCTGTTGGCGGTGCTGAACGTGCTGCTCACCACCCAGATTAACAGCGCCGCTAACGATATCAAGGAAACGCGCAAGGACATCATCGAGCTCAGCACCACGGTGAAGCTCGAAACGATGGAGCGCCAGTACCTCACCCAGCGCGTCACCAACCTGGAAGCGGCTAAGCAGGAGGCAGCCGCCACGCACAAGGAATTCGAGCAGCGCATCAATTCGCTGGAGCAGCGCGCGGCCATGTACGACCAGTTTATGAGCACCCACAAATGAAAGGAGCCAGCCGCCACCTGCGTGAGTTCTTCGAAGATGCCCGCGGACACTTCAACGCTTTCACGCTTATCGCTCTCACCGCCGGCATAACGCTGGCCACGGCCCCGCTGGTGTGCCGCATCATGACGTGGCCCACGCTCAACCGCGACGAGATAAGTGCCCTGAGCCTCGTGTACTGCATCTCGGCCCTGGGTGATTACCTGCTGGGCATTTTCCTCAATAAGATGCCCTCGACCCTAGTGCAGCAAAACCAAGGCGACGGGGGCATGGCCATTGGCGACGGTGCCACCGCTGGCCCAGCTGGTGAGCTACCGCCCGCTTCTTAACCCTCACGCTCTACCCTCTTTTCTGCTAATGCCCAAGTACCTACTCCTACTAGCTCTGCTGGCCCTAGGCGCCTGCCACTCGCAAGACTCCAGCGTGCCCGCCATCGTGCGCGCTGCTGTGGCGCAGGCCCAACGCGACAGCGCTAAGGCCGCCCGCCTCGACCGCACCGCCCGCTACTACCGGGACCTCGGCCAGACCTACGAAGATTCTGCCACTCTCTACCATCTGCAAAGTACCCATGTCAAAGCTCAAATTACTGCTGCTGACAGCGCTACCCTTCAGCGCTTTTTCGCAGGCTATTAAACTCATTCCGCCGCCCGGCCCCACTGTGTGCATGCCTGTAGCGCAGGCGGCTAAGGTGCGCGACAGCCTCACCGTACTGCCCAAAGTGCGGCGGGAAGCGCGCACCTGGCGCAAGGCGGCTACCTCCTACCGCACGGCCGCCGACACAGCGCAGGCTGCCTACGTGCGCCAGGTCGCGGCTACAGCCAACGTGCAGTTGGCCTTGCGCGAGGAAACCATCGAAGCCACCCGCTACGAGGTCAGCGCCAAGAAGTGGAAAGGCAAAGCGCAACGCCGGGGCTTCTGGAGCTGGCTGGGCTGAGCTGCCGCCCTTGGTCTCACCCTAAGTATTGCCGCTCGCTAGCATGGTTATTTCCATCATTCGCCAGCCGAGCGCCAAGGGCGCGACGCTGAGCACCTGGTACATCGAGGGCCAAAAAGTATGCGTCGGCATTGAAGACGTAGTGCGTGGTCCGAGAGAGGCCAAGGTCTACGGCAAGACGGCCATACCTGCCGGCACCTACCGCGTGCTAGTCACCATGAGCAACCGCTTCAAGCGCCGGCTGCCGCTGCTGGTGAACGTGCCCGGCGGCACCATCCGCTTCGGCAACAACCTCATCGACAACTGCGGCGTGCGCATTCACCCTGGCAACACGGCCGCCGATACCGAGGGCTGCCTACTGCCCGGCTCAGCCTTTGGCGCCGACGGGGCCAGCGTCTCGGCTAGTCGCGTGGCGTTCGACCGCCTGTTTCTGCGCATCGAGACGGCCGTGGCCAACGGCGAACCTATTACCCTCACCATTAAATAACCTCTTTTCTGCCATGAAGAAGTACCTCCTCGTAGTGGGCGCCTGGGCTGCCCTGAGCTACCCCATCTACCGTTTCACTGCCCCTTGGTGCGTTGTGGTCTACGGCGTAGTGACACTGCTGGCGCTGCTCATCTGGGCTGGCACCCGCAAGGGCTCGACGATTAAGCGCAACTCGTAGGCAGCATCTTGCCTGTTTTCTTTTCAAAGCACAAATGCCGTTGTACGATATGGAGAATCCGGCAATATCCTGCCTGCTACTCTTCGCTCTCTACACTATCCTAAGCGCAGCGCAGCAGGGCATCATTACCTGGCTGTTCCGCGAGTACGTGCCGCCGGCGCGCACCGACTGGGTACATGCCGCGCTGCACTACGGCGGCGTGCTCATTTACCTGCTCATTATATGCTACCTAGTCTACCTCACCCCCGACCCCTCCCCCCTAGGGGTGGGGGTGCTGCTGGCCGAGGCCACGGCCGCCCGGGCGCTGCTCTTCGACCCGTGCCTGAGCTTGAGCCAGTCGTGGTTCAACTACCGCGAGGGCCGGCCGGCTGAGCCGCTATTTAAGGTTGGTACCGTGGCACTGCTTGACAAGATGCTTCGCAGCGTAGCCGCTCGGCTGAGCTGGCCACCGGAGCGGCTGCGGCTGGTGGTGTGGGTGCTTAGTGTAGGAGCTACTTGCTTATTGTTACTTGTTAAATGAAAAAAGGCCAGCCCTAGTAGAGCTGGCCTTTCTAGCTTGTAAAGGTGAAAAGCAATTGCGCTGCCTTTCTGCTTAAATATAGGTGTAAACTTACCTATGCAAGTGGGTAACAGAAGCATAGCTTGGGTGCCAAACTATAGACTGCTTATTATTAAACTACTTATTGCATTAATTAGCTACGTTCTTCATATTTGCTTTATGCATGCCGAAGAAAGAAGAATTCGATTAGCAAGCTTCCTACTTGAAATGGCCGAAAGCAGCACAGCTATTACGCAACTACTTGAGCAGCAAGCTTTGAATGGCTATATTCAAGGCAGCTTAACGCTTGACCAAGTATTAGAGAAGTTGGAAGAGCGAGCCGCCGAAAACCTGCGACGCATTCAAGCTGCTCGCGTACGCTGGGCGAAACGAGGCGACCCGTTATAGGACAACTTGTTGCTAACTTCTAGCCACCCTAGGTAAAGTGAGAGCTACTTGCCCAAGACAGGTAGAAACCACTGCTCAAATTCTATCTTGGTTAGTTGCACTGGCTCAGTTGCGATAGCTAAATGATTAAGTTGAATAGCGACCTTATTGTCTGCTAATAAGCTGTAGCGCAGCAAATAAACCTTGCCGTATTGGAAGCCATGATAAGCTGAGGGGCCTACAAACAGGAAAACATTGGTCAGTACGATGTCCGTCGACGCTGCCCGATAACTGATGTCCTGCCGGTTCAAAATCAAGTGAAGTAATTCCAGGGCCCGGCTATAGTGCGTAGGTTTTGCTTTGCCCAAAAACTCAAGCGCCCACCGGTCACCTTCCGCCACCAAACTGTAGTTCACATTCCACTCTAGCCCGAGGTCGAGTAACTCGGCGCGTAGTAAATTAATGCGGCGCTGCTCGTCTGGTTGCATCGGCATAGCTACTTCTCAAATCATTCCTAGTATTGCTCTTCCATCAGCACGGCCGCTGGGCCCACATGTGAGTGGTTCATCGCAATGGCTAATTAAGCGAGTAACGATAGACTAAATGCTCGATGCGCGCAAGTAAGCGTTCAGTGGGCCGTGGCCGACGACTATCCCAGCGGGCCCGCGTCCGAGCCAGCAATGCCAAGCCCTTTATCGTGGAGTGATTGGGTAAGGAGAAATAAGCCAAGTTTTAAGTAGGTAAGCACACCACGAAAAATGAAGGTCTTAAGGGTGTAGTTGTTAATTAGGCCGCATAGCGTGAAGTACTAAGGTAACAATCTCTTTCTTAGGCTCCCTATTGTATACACTCCTGCTTTTGCTTTCAACGAATCAGGCCAGGCGAGCGCCTTAATAGACACGTAGCCTATTCTATTCTCAGTTAGTTTTATTGCAATCTGGCCCCATTTAGGCGTTACGGGCATTACTAGGTCTACCGTATCGCCCGCCTCTACAGTTGCTTGGGGCCTTTTGGAGTCCGCGGTCCATATCTGGGCATGAGCAGTAACGGCGATGGGGTAAGCAAGCCTTTCAGATTTGCAGGTAGTTAGGGCTCCGAGCGCGACGATAAGTAGTAGTTTTTTCATGCTTGAAAGCTACAAAAAATTCTCTGTTCTGTACAAGTGCCACTAGAATGCTAGGACGTGCATCTTTATAGTGAATTCCTTATGGAAGGAATTCATATCTACTTAGGAAGAGAGCCTCGTCTGCTTCAGAGGAGGCTTTTTCATATACTTGCTACCCATACTTTACTAAAAAAACTCACCTGAAGCAGATGAGTCTTTCTGAGCTATGAAAACAAACTAGCCCGAAGGCCATCGCAAAATTAAATAAGCTGAACAAAAAAGGCCAGCCCTAATAGAGCTGGCCTTTTCTAATTGTGAACTTAGAAAGGTGTTGCGAACCCTTCTACTCAAATATAAGCCTCGGCCTAACCAGCTGGGACTTTTTTAGTCAAGCACAAACTCAACTGCCGTCCACGTGTAGTGCGCGTCAGGCAGGCGCTTATATTCTTTTTGAAATGCCTGTAGGATAGGGCCCCTCATTTTATCCTCGTTAGAGCAGCCGATGATGCCGCGCCCGAGTAGCGCAATAACAATCGTGGCAGGCTCTCGACGCTCAATGTATTGACTGATTAAGCGCATGGCCTCAAGCTGGGTCGTAATCTGCGGCCCGTCACTGTCGATATCTGGTGGTCTAACGTAACGGATAGTTCTTGCTTGGTATGATACGTCGTGAAATAAATACTGCATACTTCTGAATTTCTTTAGTATTGGCTACGCCTTTCCTACAGCAGAAGTTCAAGGTTACCAGTGCTTCACTCCTCAAATGGTTGAGTTAGAAAGTAAAAAAATAAAGCCCTGACCGGCCGGAGCTTTTTAACTATTGCTCTATTTAAACCACTACCGCCGCAAAGCAGGTCGCTCTGGCATAGGCTGCAATGAGGGGAGCAAATCAAGGACATAGAAAAAACTTGCTACAAATGAGATTAGTAGTAGAAGAACTGTCGCCTGTGCTACTTTAAGAAATACAGTTTTCATGGATTGAGATTACCCCCCTCGCTCGTGGGTCGCGCTTTTTACTTTCTAAACCACTGCTCAAATTGACCCTTCATTAGCACTAGCGGCTCCACTCCTAAACGCTCCTGCTCCTGGTAGCCGAGCTTGACGCCAATGTTACCGTCCTGACGGTGCGTGACCTGCAGCTGGTAAGTACGGCCGATGCGAAAGCCGGCCCAACCGTCACCCACGTTGGTGGCTGCCTCACCGGCGAAGATGCGCGCTTCGGTCGTGATGTTAGTTAAGGCAAAAAGAATGCTTCCACCAGAGCGCAATTGCTGGACGAACCGTGACGGGCTCTGTGGGTAGATAAGCACTGTCACGGCGGGCCCTGCTGCGCGCTATGAGTGCTAGGCCTTGTATCGTGGGCTTGTTGGGTAACGAAAAATAGGCCATGTCTCAAGCAGAAAAAGGCACTAAGAAAAAGGCTACTTGGGTGCAAAATTGGGTGCAAAACATAAAAAATGCCCTTAGCGAGTATGCTAAGGGCATTTTTGTGGGCCCACTTGGAATCGAACAATGTATTTCCCCCTTACTTGTACTGCATACAAAAATAGCCTCCTATAGACTTAAAACGGCTTTTTAACATTAGAGTTGTCGATTTGAATCGGGGTACGCACGGTCTAAATCGCCTAGCGTGTACCCCTGCGTGTACCCCGAATAGGACGCACGCCATATCTTTGGAGTAGCAACTACAAACACTCTAATGGCTACTGTATCCTTTCATTTGAAGGAGCCGGGGGCAGACCGTCCCACGGCTATTTACGCGCTGCTAACCATTGACCGGCGGCATCGCATTAAAGTCTACACCGGGCAAAGCCTGCACCCCAATAAGTGGGTGAAGGCAGAGCAACGGGCGCAAGTGCGGGGCCGGGGTAATGAGCTGAACGGCCACCTCAATGACGCGTTACAAGGAATAAGCGAGCGGCTGCAACTGGCTTATTCTACACAAATAGCGGCTGGCACCTTGCCCACGCTCGCCCAGCTCAAAGAAGCCGCCGCGCCCGTGGCCCCAAAGTCGGAAGCTACCTCCGTGGCCGGGACTGACCTACTGAGCACTTTCACCAACTGGATAGCTGGCCGCGCCCTCACGCACACCCCCAACACGCTACGCACTTACCGAACCACCTTACGGCATCTAAAAGATTTTCAGACCATAGCCAAGTACCCCGTGGCATTTGACACCGTGAGCGGCACCTTCGCCCAGCGTCTAGCCGAATACCTACTGACGCACCGGCAGCTACGGGACACGGCAGTACGCAAAAATCTGGTTATTCTTAAATGCTTTTTGGCCTGGGCTACTGAAAACGGTTACCCTGTGCCACCCGATTACAAAAAGATAACTTGGCAGCGTAGGGAGCCAGATATTCTCACTCTTACCCGTGGCGAGCTGGCAGCCCTAGTAAACCTTGAGCTGACCCCGCGCCCCGCCCTCGACAACGCCCGCGCCCTGTTTTTGCTGGGCGTGTACACTGGCTTGCGTTTCTCCGATGTAGCAGCCTTGCGCCCTGAGCATATCCACGCCGACCGGCTACGCCTCACTACCCAAAAGACACGTGACACCCTCACTATTCCAATTCGGCCCGAAGCTCGGCCGCTGCTGGCTCGTGTAATTGAGGGCACCCTACGCCCGCTACCTAATCAGGTACTGAATCGGCACCTGAAAGAACTGGCTACCCTAGCTGGCATTGACACCCCAACAGAACGCACCCACTACGCTGGGGGCAAACGGCACACCCACACGGCCCCAAAGCATGAGTTTATAACCACGCACACGGCCCGCCGAACCTTCGTAACGCTGGCCCTAGAGGCAGGGCTACGGCCTGAATTGGTAATGAAAATAACCGGCCACAAAGACCTTAAATCATTCAGCCGTTACGTGAACGTAACAGAAGATTCGGTGCTCACTGAGTTTGCCCGCGTGTACGCGCCAGCTGTCTGAACTTGATTGTACTTAATCTTCCGTAACATTTCGTAACCTTTTCAGAGCTGGCAAATAAATGTCCTTTTCATTCGCACCCGTTGCCCTTTTAGTAGCCAATCCATCCTATCAACTTGATGAGCAACGCAATGAATATTGGCGTTCAGTAGCTGCGTATGAAAACACTGTACTACCCGTGTTTTTGTACCTAGAACATATCAATTGGGAAGCGGTAATAACTTGGCATATTGAACGCTGGAAAAGGGAATTTGTCAGCGAGGCGAGGCGCTTTGTTCGGGAGAATAACGGCCGTTGGGCTGGCAAAAAGTTTTTGCTTCCCGAAGAACCTGAACTTGACAATTTCAGCCGCAAAGTAGCTCTACCAATCCCTACCCCAGCCGACCGCCTGAGCCAGTCTCACGCGTTTTTTCGGGAAGTTCATACTGGTATGAGCTTGCGAGATTTAGCGGCGGCACCTGATAAGCGCAGACATCTAGCTGAACGGCTACGGAGCGCCGCCCTTATGTTAACAAACACATTGGCAAGTAGAAACGCGGCGGGGTGGGAGCCTGATTGGGAGCTACAAAACGTACTACAATTTCAGCGCATACATTCCTTTAAACCTGATGAAGTAGGAGCTCTATTAGCTAAAGTTGAGCATTTTATAAACTGCTGGGCCACTTTTCACGAAGTTGAGCATGATAACGCTACCATGTTCCTGCAAACTGTGCCTGTATCGGCTGTAGACACACCCGACCAAACGGGAAGTGAGCGGCCCTGGGCCAAGATAGAAGCATTAGCTGAGCGCATAGGGTTGCGTAAAAATGACGCTTTTCTTCTCGCTCCCAAATGGATAGCAGCAGCAACGGCGGGCATGATTGATGCGCTTTGCGAAGCTGAAATACTTCCTGCTTCGGGCGAGCTACAGCGGCTGTACGCTGATTTCTCAGAGCATTATAACCGCAGCATCAAAGCTGACCGAGTTACTCCTACTCGTGCAGCCTGGCAAAGGAAGGCCCGAAAGGAGTTGGGGCTAGAATAGTAAAACCCCCGAATTTGCGGTCAGAACCCTCGAATAAGGCGTTGGAAGCCCCGCCGGGGATTGTTGTAGCCTGGTTAAATACCTCTATTTACGTCGTTCCCGACTGACAAACACCCCGGCGGGCACGGTGCAAAATGCTGGCAAATAGCCCCGGCTTAGTTATTGCTGACTACGCCCAACTAATCGAAGATGTACGCGCCATAGTGCGCTACGAACTACACTGCGCCCCAGCGGCTCACGCTAGCCCACCTACGACCCCGGCCGACGAGTTGCTGAGCATCCGAGAGGCCGCCACGATGCTGGGCGTAACCGTACAAACGGTACACGAATGGAAGCGGCGAGGGCTACTGAAATATCACAAGCTGGGCAGCCGCAGCTATCTTAAGCGGGCAGACGTGCTAGCCGCTTTGCAGGGGCAGCAGCGCACTATGAAAGCTGGGAAGGGTGCGGGCCATGTCTAGTACCTATCAATTAGGAGCCGAGATGCTGGCTTGTGCCTTTACTCTGGCCGGCACAAATACGCCAACCCCTGCCGAGCTATCGGCGGCCCTAGCTGAAATATACCCCGGCGGTAAGGCCCCCACCGTGGCCGACCTACTGGCTGTCGGCTGGCTTGTCCCGGCTATATCTGACCGTACTCGCTTACGCCTACCCCCCGTTTCTTTAGCTAAAGTATCGGCCTGCTTGGTAGCGCCTAACGCCCCAAGCGCTGCGCCCGCGCCGCCGGTTATGAATGAAGTACAACCGGCTGCCGCTCCCTACCTGTTTAGCTATTACCGGGGAGGCATTACAGTAACCGCGCCCTACAAGACTATCACCCCAGCTCAGCTCTTTGCCGTGCTCACATCGGACCGGCACCGTGCCACTACTGAAGCCCTACGCGCCGCGCCCGTGGGCAGCCCCCAGCGGACCGAATTGAAAAAGAGCCTTGACTATGTGACGCCTGCCGGCACCTTCACCCGCCGCGCTAATGGAGCGCTTGCCGAAGCGTCGGGGCTGCTAGTATTGGACTTTGACCACCTGCTCGACCTGCCCGCCGCCCGCGCTGCGCTGCTAGCTGATGCTGACGTAGGGCCGGCCATAGCCTTGCTATTCACTAGCCCCAGCGGGGACGGGCTCAAGGCAATTGTGGAGACTGACCCTGTCGGTTCGCACCTCGAAAATTTTCAATTCTGCGCGGAACATCTCACTGAACATTACGCAGACCTAGGGCTAATTCCTGACAAATCTGGCAAGGACGTAGCCCGCGCCTGTTTTGTACCCTACGACCCCGCTGCCTGGCTAGCCCCAGCCTTCGCGGCCTAACACCTAATGGGCTTCTTAGCTATAACTATATGAAACTCAATATAAACAAAGAGAAAGCGGCTACTCCCGCCAAAAAACAACCCGCTGTCCCCGGCCCTACGCCCCCACCGGAAGCTGACGCAGCCAACTTGGAACCTTGGGTTTTAGCGGTTGAGGCGGCCGGCGGCTTGCCAGATGACTACGCTAGTTGGCAGCGGACTTGCTTTGCTCTGGCCGCCGTGGGAGAGACGGGTCGGAGTTTATTTCACCGAATCAGTTGCCTCAGCCCAAAGTATGATGAAAGTGAAACGGATGAGAAGTTTGATGAGGCCCTAAAAAATGGGAACGGTAGCGTAGGGCCGGCTACGTTTGTACACCTCTGCAAGGAGGCGGGTATATCACTGCCAAAAAAGCAATGGCGGGGTGACGCGAAGGAAGTGCTGAAAAAGACGCGGGAGGCGGTTGATGCGGCCGGCTTATCTATTTCTGATGCTCAGGTAGCGATTGGGGTGAGAGCGGCACTGAACGCAAAGAAAGACGGGCGAACAGATGGGGGCATTAGCGTTATGTTACACGCGGGTTTACCAATTGAAGCAGCCGAGATTATAGCCAATGAGGTACGGGCAAGCTCGGCAATACTCCCGATAACCCGCCGCCCGACAAGAGATGATATCATAGGCCAATTAGGAACGCTTTGGACTATTTATTTCGATCCTAGCAGCGGCATTTATTACCGGGGGCAACCGGGGGAGAATGACCCGGCCGAATGGCAAAGGTTTGATAGTCGGAGCCCGATTATAAATGATTTTCTTCTTGAGTTAGAACGTAAAGGATTAAACACCGATAAACGCACTCTACTAGAGGCTATTGAAAGCTCTTACTGCTATCGGGAAATTAATTACCTGACTGCCCGTCTTGATTATTTGGCCGCCCGTTGGGACGGGAAAAATTATCTGGCTCAACTAACCGCTACGGCCGCAACTGATGATGATGCATTGTTTACTGTACTATTCAAAAAGTGGCTTCTCAATACCATAGCGCAAGCATATTGCAATTCACCGGGGTGCCGTAATGAGCACGCCCTAGTATTCGTATCAGCTCAGCAGGGAGTAGGGAAAACAAGCTTCTTTGCTGGCCTGACGTGGGACGATGCACTATTTGCTAGCGTCCCCGAATTTCGCTTTGACAATAAAGAGCATCGGCTTCTAATGGCAAGTAAGTTACTGATTCTGTTAGACGAAATGGGGCAGTACAAGAAAGCGGATATTGAAACACTAAAAGCAGGTCTTAGTCAGCACCAGATAACGGCAGATAAAAAATTCCAGTCCTCGGGGGACTATCCACGCATAGGAAGTTTTGCCGGTTGTTCTAACAATGAGAACTTTCTAAAGGATGATACTGGGGATCGCCGCTTTTGGGTATTTACGCTCAAAAAATTTGATCGAGAGCGCTACGAATTAATTCCAAAAGCGCAGCTTTGGGGACAGTTAGCACAGCTTTACAAAGACGGCGAATATTATCTTCCTACTATAGAGGAGGAAGCTGCCGTAACTGCTCGCAATGATGAAAGTTTTGCAGCAGATAAGCCCGAAGATGCTTTTATTGATGAATGCCTATTGATTACAACTGACCCAGCCGACTTTATTAAAGCAACTGATATGCAGGGCGCGTTAGACCTATTTAAGCATTACAAAAAAGCTCAATCCTTTTTAAGTGTTGAAGTAGTCAGAAAGAAGCTGCAACGGCTGGGTGTAAAAGCCAGCGTTAAGAAATGGATTGTGAACAAGCAGTATCGAGGGTACGAGGGGGTAAGGCTAAAAATGGAGACTCTGCCGGGAAATATTGTCTAGTAGGTCAGATACGTGTCTACTAAGAAAGTGGCCTTACAGTGCGTGAGGCAGCTTTTATTCCAATACTAGACAGTCAAACAGCTAGACAGCTTTTACTCAAGCATTATATGCATTATAACAAAATAGCACTACACCCCACCCCTTACTCCCATTACATACATTCCCATCTTGCTGTACAGTCTGTCTAGATAATAAGAAAAAGGCTTATAAGAATAGTAGATTGAGAAAATCACTAGACAGCAAGGGGGACAAGCCCTGTCCCGCTGCTGTCTAGCCTGTCTAGCTACCACAGTGCCCCTTTACAAGCTAAAAAACCAGATAGGCTTAATTGTAATTATCCTTCCTTACTTATTTCGGTTTCCTCAAAAGCTACCATGCCCCGCCTTAGAACTGACCCACCTACCACTGACTTTACCCAAAAGATTCAGCTAACCGACTTGCGCCGCTGGGGTTTCTTACAGCCGGGCCATTATGCTTTTACCTTGACGCTTTACAACCCCTATACCGGTGCACAAAGCGGGCAAGTATCATGTGAGTTGTCTATGCTTGAGGCGAGCGGTTGGTTACGGCTTAGCTATTCTGTTAATGAAACCCCCTATAACTATTTGATACAATTAGAGGCCGTTGCCTCTAACCTAGGGCGGGGGGTGTACTTTCTTTTTCTTTGTCCACTGTCGGGACGACGAGCAAAAACACTGTATTGGTGCCAGGGCGCACTTTACTTTGCCCACCGAGCCGAGCTAGGCGTGAAGTATGAAACGCAGTATGTAGCAGGAATTTTTGGAGCAGTGGTGCCTTTCTACAAACGGAGCATTCAGGCGCAAAGGGCTCTTGAAAGACCACATCGGAAACGCTGGTATGCTGGCAAGCCCACACGTTGGCATCAGGCCGCACTCAGAGCGTTGAGTAGAAATGCTGAACTATTCCCTAGTATCATGGCTGCTATTCGCTCCTAAATAGCTGACCTATGACAAAGCTCCACTCCCTCTACTGGGGAATGCGGGGATTTACCGTATGCATAACGTCCCAAGCTAGACAATTGGCTATCAGTCAGCTGTTCTTTGCCGTGACTCAAGATCCGCAAAAAAAGCAACTCGAACGTACTGTATCTCTAGCTACTATGGTCATCTAGGTACCACAGAAAGTAATCTATGCGCTCCGGAATAAAATACAAGCAGGCTTGGTTTGCTACTTCTACTATTTTCATCTGGATGTGCGATGTGATGGGCTTTTTGCCCATGTTCACAACTTCCCTTGCCTGCACAGCGATGTAGCCGTTTTTAAACAGTTGGTCGCACCCAAACCTGCATATCTTCATGTTTATATTTAAATCTTTCTTTTCAGATTTAGAACAGCGAGCTAGTCACTTGATGAGCGCAGCTACTAGAAAGGTTATGGGGAATTCTTGCGCGCAACACCCAGGCGACGGGCCTCATCAAGCATCAGTATGCGAGTCCAGGCGGAAAGTGTTTTTTTGATTTTGACGCCTTCTTAAATAACTATTTTCTCAAAATTTTACACCTCTTTCTTGCATGAAGAACCCTAGTGCCCCTGACTTCTCAAAAGTATCGCTCGACGCTACGCCTATTAATGATATTGACCGAGACTATGGCCTATTGGGCATCAAGCTTGGAATCTCCCCCGAGCAACTTTCGGATAGAGTACTATCCAAAGCGTGGGATGATATGGAAGCATACACGCGTCCTACTGACTCGTTGCGAATAGGTAAGGCACAAGCGTCTTACATCGAGTACTGGTTCAAGGCTGGCAAGCTTGTCACTATTATGATAGGGTTCGACAATGAGCAGGATGGCCTTCTAATTCGTGATGCTTTCTCGCGCGTGTATGGGCGCGGCTTCGGTACTGATAAACTGGTTCGTTGGATTGGTACAGAGGCGTCCATCATTTTTACCGTTAGAGACAAGAATGATGGTTATTTATCCATCGATGCCAATTGATAACTTGCTCGCCTACCTTAGAAAGTAACCGAGCAAAGTAAGCTCCGCCTCCCCTAAGAGTCGGAGCTTTTTTTCATACCTTGGCACCCCGGCCTTATCCTCTACACTCCCATGCCCGACGAGAGCTCCAAGCCCTTCATCAACATCAGTGACCTTGCTGGCATAAAAGAGGCGCTAACGAAGTTGATTGAAACTGTCAGCTTCGGTGGTGGACGCGTTGCGGATGGTATCAACAGACTAGCTAATGCTTATCTGCTTGCTAGCAGAGACACCCAAAACGAGGTGAATAATATCCGACAAGTTGAGGGCGCCAAGAACCAGATGCTAGCAGAGCGAATGCAGCTGTTAACGGCTATTTCAACTGGAAGCCCTCAGCAACTGAAGAGTTTGGATGTAACAGGAGTAGAGGTTTCGGCACATTTCGAACTAGCACCGATTGATACAGCAAAGCTGCAAGAGCGAGCTAATAGCCGGGCTGCTTACCAGAATGCACTTCATCAATTAAATATTGATGGTACAGTCGCCGCCGCCGCCGCGGTCCTTTTAGAAGAGCCAGATGTGACCACTGAGCCGGTAGACCAGGATTGGATTAATCGCTTTTTTGAAAGCGCCAAACTGGTTTCAACGGAAGAAATGCAGGTATTATGGGGACATATCCTAGCAGGTGAGGTCAAGCAGCCAGGCTCCTATTCTTTGCGCACCTTAGAAGTTCTGCGGAATTTAACTCAACGTGAAGCCCATGTATTTAGAACAGCGGCAAGCTTTACTATTAGTACTAACGGGAAGTACTCAATAGGAATCACTCGTTATGGCCATCACGATATGCCATCGGCTGCTTATGGGCTCCCTTATTCTGCTGTTCTTGAGCTTATAGACTGCGGGCTAGTTGCTCAGAACGATTATAACATAGGTTTACATACAGGGAAACCGGACGCCTTACAGGATTACTTTCAAATAGGTAACCGGGTACTTGTAATGAGCAGTGAGGTTCCAGTGTCAACGTATTATACAGTACACGATTACACAAAGGCTGGTCACGAGCTGTATAGCTTAGTTGCGGGAGAGGCTGAGCTTTCGATTTCCTTTTTAGTAGACTTCACTAAACCAATGCGTGACGAAGGTATAAGTGGGGTGGTCTAG